TTCCTATCGGCACCGTTATTTCCGGAACGGAAGAAGGTAACGGATTTTACGGCAAACTGGTGCCAAAATTATTCATCCACAATGAATACAATACCGCCATCATTGAGAATATTTTGAAGCGACAGAGACAAGTCTTGAAGCAAATCAAAAAAGAAATGGAACAGTTTAAAAGGTCTACAATCGATCCTAGAACTTTTGTGATCATGGATGACTGCTTATATGATAACACGTGGGCGCGCGAAAAATTAATGAGATTGTTATTTCTCAACGGCAGGCACTGGAAGGTCATGCTAATTATTACAATGCAATATCCTCTAGGAATTCCACCAACACTAAGAACAAATATAGATTTTGTGTTTATTTTAAGAGAGCCATATATAGCTAACAGGAAGCGAATATACGAAAATTATGCAGGCATGTTTCCTACATTCGAGTCGTTTTGCCAAGTAATGGATCAATGCACAGAAAATTTCGAATGCTTAGTGATCAATAACAATTCCAAATCAAATAAGCTGCAAGATCAAGTGTTCTGGTATAAGGCAGACGCACACAATGACTTCAGATTGGGATCAAAAGAGTTCTGGGAACTATCTAAACAGCTAAATGATGAAGACGAAGAGGAACAATATGATCCAAATAACGTGAAGAAACGTGGCGCGGGACCTAAAATTGCGGTAAAAAAGAGCAAATGGTAGAATCAAACTGCTTTAAACTTAATACTAACTAAATATATTAGTATTAAATAATTATTATTGACGGTATCTTCTATTCATCCTTCTCTAATTCCTTCTCTTTCTCTTTCTCTTTCAAAGAAAAAGGTCCACTAATTAACTCAGATCGGCCATAATCCGTCTTGCCTACCACAATGTTATCGCCATCAAATAGCTCCGAACGAATATCCGCAACAGAGATGGTATCAGAACCATCGGTTGTTAACGCCTTCTCCTGACTAGTTGCACTAACACCAATCAAATTGCCTTCTGTATCAATATCTTGCGTCAAAATGTTACCATGTTTTAATGCATTCTTCTTGTTCTCATCAATTGCTTTTTGTTTGGTTTCCTTTACCCTAGACTCAAACGCATTCTTGGCAGCGGATTCGTTATTCTGCTTCTCTTGCGCCAGCTGATTGAGCTCTTCCTCCATGTATTCAACACGTCCGGTCTTGTAAGCTTCCGGATCCCAGGGCAACCAAGTGCCGACAGGCCCAACAAATACGTCGAAACTAGGATCCACTTCTCGGATAAGCTTTGCGCGCAATTCGGCCTCTTCTTGTGATGCAAAATGTCCACGAGCCTTGAAACCGCGAACAGATGTTTGGAAATTGTTCTTGATATTGAATTGCTTTTCTAGTTCATCCTCTTCCTTATCCATAAAAGTCTTGTAATCATCCTCGATCGAGGAGCTAATGATGCTGTCACGCTCTTCCTTGACAAATCCCTCGTAGTCCTTCATGACATCCTCAAAAATCAACTTGTATTTGAAAGACATAAAATTAATAAATTGATGAAACTTCTCCATGGATTTAGAGAATTCCCACCTCTTTAGGAATTCCTCAAAAAAGAACATTTCCTTTTGCTTTAGAATTCTTTCTGGAGTGATAAAGGAAAAACATCCGAATGTTTGAGCCGCAATTGGCTTATCGACATCCAGTAAATCAACATATTTAGGATTAGGTGAGCCGTCTTTAGCTAATTTTCGGTCGAATGCCAACTTTTTGGCGATATTAGATTTTGATTTTCCGCTCATTATATATTAATTATTTAGTTCGTTTTAAGTATTTATTTAATTAATTAATATATTTCTTTTATTTTCTTTTTATTTTATATAAAGAATGGAAATGTTTAACACGAACGAACTTATTAAGCGAGTGATCAAGTATATTGTGGAAGGATTGATGATAGCAGTGGCTTCATATATAATTCCTAAGAAATCCATGAATATGGAAGAAATTGCTTGCATTGCTTTAACAGCTGCAGCCACATTCGCTATTTTGGATACATATATTCCTAGTATGGGGGTTAGTTCTAGAACCGGAGCCGGCTTTGGAATTGGGGCAAATTTAGTTGGGTTCCCCGGGGGTCTCTAACTATAATATGGCAATAAATCTTTAAATCATTTTAATATATAATATATAATATTTTAAAATTAAATATTATATATCAAATAATTATTTAGAACTATAAATTGATAATCTATAAGAATGCATTTTAATACAGAAACTCTTTATCAATATTGCAAATCAAATAACATAACATTAATTAAAAATTATCAAGATATTGAAATCAAAAGAGAAAATTTTATTGAAGGCAAATGCACTACAATAAATTGTGAATATACGTTTAATAAAACATTCAGAAATATGGTTAAAACTGGTTCATATTGTAAAGTATGTATACAACAAATAAAATCTAATAATTTTAAACAAACAAATTTACAAAAATATGGCACAGAAAATCCACAACAAAATAAAAACATTAAAGAAAAAACTAAACAAACTAATTTGGAAAGATATGGTGTCGAAAATATATTACAAAGTAAAGAATGTCAGGATAAAGTAAAACAAACTAATTTACAAAGATATGGAGTAGAACATCCACAACAAAATTTTATAATTTTTGAAAAAACCAAACAAACAAATTTACAAAAATATGGAGTAGAAAATCCACAACAAAATAAAACAATTAAAAAAAAAACTAAACAAACTAATTTACAAAAATATGGCACAGAAAATCCTGCACAAAGTAAAGAATGTCGGGATAAAGTAAAACAAACTAATTTACAAAGATATGGTATTGAATATCCACAACAAAATTCAGAAATTTTTGAAAAAACCAAACAAACTAATTTACATAGATATGGTGTTGAAAATGTATTACAAAATAAAGAATGTCGAGAACAAATTAAACTAACTAACTTAAAACGCTATGGTGTAGAAAATCCACAACAAAATCCAGCAATAGCAGAACAAACATTAAAAAGTTCATTTAATAAAAAACAATATACAATGCCTTCAGGTAAAATTGTAGATTATCAAGGATATGAAAATTTTGCCTTTGATGAACTTATAAATGTCGAAAAAATTGATGAATATGATCTAATTACAAATAGAAAAGATGTTCCCGAATTATGGTATCTTGATAAATTAGGCAAAAAGAGAAGACATTATGTGGATATGTATATAAAAACTCAAAATAGATGTATAGAAGTGAAATCTACTTGGACGAATCAAGCCAAAAATAATGTATTTGAAAAACAAAAATCAGCAATTGAATTAGGATATAAGTATGAGATCTGGATATATGATAATAAAGGCAATAAACTTTCTGCACATTGATTTAAAATATAAAGAGGCAATAATTTCTTTAAACTGCAATATTATTGGTCTAATTTTGGCTTTAGCTCCCTTACTTTAGCTCCCTTACTTTGGATCCCTTACTTTGGATCCCTTACTTTGGCTCCACCTTTGTAATGCCTCGCAGAGGCATTGGTAAAGGTGGAAAAGGTGGAACTAAACAGTCGCAATAAATTCCCAATCCAATTCGACACACATTTTTTTCCATGTTTCGTCTTGTTCGATTAATTTTTCGCGATCTTTCAGCAAAGGAATAGAATCGAGATACTGGTCTTCTCCAAGAAGCTCACAGAACTTAAAAAGGACATAATAGTAGTTCAAAAAATTGACACGATAATCAGGACAAGTTTTCGCATAAGGTGATTGTGTTTCCATAAATAGGTTACACAATGTTTCTTCTAGTTCAGGGCTAAATACAGGCGGTTTAATGCCCAATTTATTTTTAATAAATGCAATGTGTTCATAATATTTATTAAATCCCAGTTTCTTCAGAATCTCTTTGGTCTTGTAATGTGTTAGTTGTTCCAAACAAATTCGTTCTTTTTTGATTTGTAAATGTATTTGATCGATAACATCATCGGGAATTTGTGTCGTCTCTTTGCCTTGAAATTGAGCTAGAATTTCCTTGAAATGGTTGATTTTCTTGTAAGCATAGAAGCACACTTCTTTGGGCGGCTCTTTATATGAAGGCTTTTCATTTTCAATAAGATACGGAATATTAACAGCACATGCATTGCAAATAAGAACACCTTCATCATCGAGAGGAATTAATTCGCCTTTAAAACAATGCTGACATACATCAGTAGATCTAACAAAAGAGTTCATATCAATAAAGGTCTCGTCGATATTGCTTAGATATTTTTGAACAATATTTTTGTTTCTATTTTCGGTAATATTAGCATTGGAATCTTGATTATCATTTTGAATTTTAAAGAAATTAAAAAGCATTTGATTTTTAGAAGTGGTATGTTTGTTATTCAAACTGGTTGAATTTGTATTAGAATCAATATTAGTAATATTTTTTTTGTTTTCAAAATATTCAAAAATGAATTTAGAATTATCTAAAAAATAATTGTTTTTCTTGTCTTTAAGTTCTTTAACCTCTTCATCAATTTCCTTGATGCGATCTCTCATGTCCATAATTTGCTCTATATTAGCAGTTTTATCAAGAGGTTTAATTTTCTTTTGTAATTCGACCTTTTCTTGTTTTAATTTAGGTATAGTATCAAATTCATTCTTGTCAAATTCATTAACAAACTCTTTATGCTTTCCATCTAAAGTAGTAGTATATTTTTTGCAAACACGGATTTTTTTGTTAGATTTGGGCTTGAAACTAGGCATTACGATATTAATATATTAAAGAGTAATTTATTATTTAATTAGAAATAATTAGAAATATATAAATAATCAAAAATATTATTTATTCATTGGTTTAAAGACAAATAAAAGTTTCAGATAATACATTAATAAACAATGAATACTGAAAAAGATATAATAATTAATGTTAAAAAAGATTTAGATTTAGATTTAGACGTAGAAATAGATCAAATTAAATTTAAGAAGATGGTGTTTCTATACAATGCTTTAGATAATGGTTGGTCAATCAAGAAAAAACAAGATTCTTATATTTTTACAAAAAATCATGAAGGGAAAAAAGAAATATTCGATGAGTCATATTTGGCCATATTTATGAAGGATAACATGAACATTAATAATATATTATCTTAGAATGTAGGTAGTGAATTAAATTAATAAAAACAATTAATTTAATTTTAGGAATATTTTTTTCTTTAGCAATATTATAAAATGGGAGGTGGTTTAATGCAACTCGTGGCTTATGGCGCACAGGACGTTTACCTTAAAAGCCTGTAGGGTAGAAAAACATCAGGGAATGTTGAAAAAATAAGACATTCATAAAGCCTTTTGTGGATCCTTCTTTAAAAAGAAGAACCACTGATGTTAATCAGGGATTTGTTTATGCTCCCATCATAAGCAAAAGAATAACCCTGGTAAGAAAATCAAACTGCTTGAAACCCCTAAAACTTATTCTACTAAGCAATTATTGTGAAGTAATTGTGGCCAAGACAAAGACCTTGGGTATAGTAAAAATGGATAAGATAGTTTGAACTAACAAGTTCGATAAAATGGGCAATGAGCATCCAAGCCTCTTTAAATTAAAAAAGAAATACTATTTTAAAACAATATAAATATTGTAACCGATGGTATAAAATGAAGACTAATGAAGTGACAGAAAAACAATGTAAAATAAATAAATCTTTTGAAAAAGGATCATTTAAACAAGGAAAAAGAAATACTATTTTGATAAAATGTGATAAATGTTTAAAAGAAAAGATGTTAAAGGATATTGTTACAAGGACAGAAATTTATAAAAAAAAATATTATAAAAAACAAATTTGTCTAGAATGTTTTCCGACATTTGAAAAAGAACATACTTTAACAAAACAAAACAAAAATTTAAATTACAGAATTAAAAAAACATTAGCATGGCGTTTAAGACATATTCTTGTTAAAACAAATACAACAACTACAATGGATTATATTGGATGTAATATTCAATATGTCAGAGAGTGGTTGGAATACAATTTCACTAGTGAAATGAATTGGGATAATTACGATACATTTTGGTCAATAGATCATGTAATCCCAGTTTGTAAATTTGATTTAACAATTGAAGATGAGAAATTTAAATGCTGTAATTGGTCTAATTTAATACCGGTGCAAAATTTGGCTCCACCTTTGGATGTCCAAAGGACATCGTTAAAGGTGGAAAAGATAGAAAAATTTAAAGAAGAAGGTTCAACGACTAAATGGTTTTCGAGTGAATTTACATTAAATAAAGAATTAGCTTTAACGAAAGAAAATAAAGCAAATGTGAATTCGCCTTAAGATATAGTCTACTCCTTATCGAAAGATAAGGTAGAGGAATTGTACAGGAAATCCTCAGATCACTTTTTGGAAAGTGACATATAGACGTTACACTAACTTTGCTATTGAATCAATCGAGCAAACTTTCAATGGACAAGCCGATTTCGGTCGTCGTGTTCAGTGCGTGATCAGCCGCAATGGTGATCTCGCTTACCGCACATATCTTCAGGTAACACTTCCGGAGATCAATCAGCTCATGGGCATCGCCTCTTTCGCCGTTGGCGTTGGTTCCGGTGTGTATGCTCGTTGGTTGGATTATCCCGGTGAGCAAATTATCGCTCAAGTTGAAGTAGAGATCGGTGGTCAACGAATTGATCGCCAATATGGTGACTGGATGCACATCTGGAATCAGCTCACCATGACCGCTGAGCAACAGCGCGGATACTTCAAGATGATTGGTAACACAACCCAACTCACCTTTATCACGGATCCATCTTTCTCTGAAGTAGATGGTCCTTGCGACTCCTTGGCTCCTCGTCAAGTGTGCGCCCCCCGTAACGCTCTTCCTGAGACTACTCTGTATGTGCCTCTCCAATTTTGGTTTTGCACTAATCCAGGACTTGCGTTGCCCCTTATCGCCTTAAAATCTGCAGGGCAGAAAAGCACCCAGCCTAAAACAGCAAAATTATGTTTTGGGAAAAATCTGTTTGAGAATTTGCATAACTCTCAGGTGCTAGTTGCATGTTTACTTGGATTGATAAATCACCGATTATTCAGTGACTTATCAATCCAAGTAAACATGCAGCAACAAGACCAAATTGCGGGAAGTTCCCAAAGATGATGGCTACCAAGCTGTAAATGAAAGTTTGCAGTGGCTGAGAAAAACAACCTCAGGTATGGTAAAAACGCCACATATGAAGATTTGTTCTGATAATCAGGATAAATTTGAAATGGATAATCCGCAGCCAAGCTACTAACTCCGCCGTCAAATAAGTTTGACATTAGGATATGTGGAAGGTTCAACGACTAAACGGTTTTGGGTCTGAAAGAATTAAAAACTCTTGATGATGGCTTAAGATATAGTCTAATCCCAGTAACAAAAATACACCGAAAGGTGGGGTAAACCGTGATGTGCAGTATCACGAAGTCAAGATCAACCTTGATATCCGTCCTATTGACGAGTGCTTGTGGGCTGTTACCACTTTGAGCTGCAACACTGGTGCTCAACCCTCAACACAAACTGTAACTGCTGCTAACCAATATGCTCCTGGGCGCCCTGTGCCTGCCGCGATTGCTTACAATCAGTCACTTGTAGCTGCTTCTTTGTATGTGGACTATGTGTTTTTGGACACGGACGAGCGCAGACGTTTCGCGCAAAATCCTCATGAATATTTGATCACCCAACTCCAGTTCACAGGCGACGAATCGGTCGGAAGTTCTTCGAACAAAATAAAGCTCAATTTCAATCACCCCGTGAAGGAGCTTATCTGGGTTGTGCAACCCGATCAAAACGTGGATTATTGTTCATCTTTGGTGTGCGATGCCCTTTTGTTCAAGGTTCTAGGTGCTCAACCCTTCAACTACACTGATGCTATTGATGCTCTTCCCAATGCTATCCATGCTTTCGGAGGCCCTGCTTCTGTTGCGGCTGATAGCCGAGCCTTTATTGATGCTCGTGGTCTTTTCGATGATGCTGGTGCTCTTGATTATGATATTCCTTCTGGTTTCACTGGATACTGGCATGGACCCAACAATCCTTACAATGAGGCTAACATGGGAGGCCCTCCAGTTCCTCTTTCCACTACCACAAGCGGTGTTGATCCTATTCTCCTTCAACAACTCGCTAGCTTGCAGTCAAGCAGTGGTCACATGGAGGGATCTGCTGTGTCTGATGCCGGCACTTTCGTGATGACTGAGACCTCTTTGGACTTGCATTGCTGGGGCCAAAACCCCGTAGTCACTGCCAAGTTGCAGCTCAATGGCCAGGATCGATTCTCTGAGCGTGAAGGAACTTACTTCAGCTTGGTGCAACCCTTCCAGTCTCACACTCGATGCCCTGATGAGGGTATTAACGTGTATTCGTTTGCGCTGCGCCCTGAGGAGCATCAGCCAAGCGGCACGTGCAACTTCTCGCGTATAGATAACGCGACTTTACAATTGGTTCTTTCCAACGCTACAGTTGAGGGAACCAAAACCGCCAAAGTGCGTGTTTATGCTACAAATTATAACGTAAAAATTCTTAGTGCGTTGAAAAGTTACCTACAAAGACAAAGTGAGCTCTTGTCTTTGATCAAAATAGTTAAGCACTCACAAAATATGCTAGTAGCTAGTGGAATCGCTTGTTTTTGACTAAATAGCGTTCTGCAAAATACCTTGTTGTTCGAGAAACCCCTTAGAGCCTTTTATACCAAGTGCTATTCCGAAAGGAATGCATGGCGGAGATTAAACTCCGGTACGGTAATAATTAAAAGGATTGGGCAACTCGCATGCTTACTACCTAAATCCGCTATGATAGGATATGGTAGGGCGTCAGAGACTGAACGGGTGTTGGCTGTCGATGAAGGATTAACCATCTGGAGACGGCTTGAGATACAGTCCATCCACTAGGGAAACTTAGTGGGATCATAATTGGCTAAGAATTATGTCGGGGATGGGGGGTCTTAACCTATTGCGCAAGCGATTAACCAGGACCGAAAAGCAGTATGCTATAGTAAAGCGACCACTTACTATAGAAAACCATTTATGCCGTCGCAAAAATAACCCAAGGCTAACTGCTAGTGATACTATTAAGATAGTATTGCGACATATCTTGTTGTTCGGGGAACCCCTTATAGCTTTTTCTACCAAGTGCTATTCCGAAAGGAACGCATGGCTGAGAGTAATTAACTCAGGTATGGTAATAACGAAAAAGATTGGGCAATCCGCATGCTTACTACCTAAATCCGCTATGATAGGATATGGTAGGGCGTCAGAGACTGAACGGATGTGGGTCAGCAATGAAGGTCTAATCAACCTGAGCTGGTCTAAGATACAGTCCTCCCCATCTGGAAACTTATGGGAATCAGAGTGCTTATTCAAATTAAGCGCAATGTGTTACAAGTTACATTTTTATTTGTGTTACAATAATTACAAAAAAAATGAATTAAAAATTCATAATATAAATATTACATTATGAATAATACAATGAATTTCGAAGAAACTAAAAAGTATATTGAAGATAACTACATCATTATTGAATATAATAATGGACATATAAAAACTATTGGTATAGATGCTGGCATTTATAAAAATCCATTTTGGAAGGTTAATAATAATAATAATAATAATAATAATAAAACTATATTAATGTATTGTAACCCGAATGAATTAATTAAATTATGTTCTGAAAGTTATAAAAAAATATTAATGTATGAAAAAAATAATGATATTAAAATTACTTGGTTCAAAGGATCAAATGGATATATAATAGGTAATAATAAATTATTTATCCATCAAATAATTACAGGTTGTTATGGAAATGGCAAAGGAACCTCAACTGTTAGTGTAGATCACATAGATCAAGACCCATTAAATAATACTTGGGAAAATCTTAGAATAGCGACAAGAAAAGAACAAGAACAAAACTCAAAAGGAATTAAACCAGGAACAAAAAGAGAAAGAAAACATAACGCACAAGAATTACCAGATGGAATAACACAAGAGACGATGAAAAAATATGTAGTTTATTATAAAGATTATGCAGATAAGGAAAAAACACGGTTGCGTGAATATTTTAGAATAGAAAGTCATCCAAAATTAGATAAACTATGGTCTACAACAAAATCATGTAAAATAACTATCCAAGAAAAACTATTACAAGCTAACAAAGTTGTAGATGATTTAGAAAATAACATTTATCCAGAAAAGGAAACTGCTTTGCCCAAGTACGTTTCTTTAATAGTTTCAAGAGGAAAACCTCATTTAGTATTCGAAAAGAGAATAGATGATAAAAGATTAAATGTTAAAATGGTATTACCAGAAGAATATGATTTGCAAGAGCAATTAGGAAGGTTAAATGAAAAGGTTAATGGCAAATATGGAATAAAAGAGAAGGTAAATATTTTAAATATGTAATTTGTATTAATATAGATGATAAAATCAAATATATAAAACAAATTACATTTTCAATAACAAGAGAAGCAGTTGATCGTAAACATACGTTATCATTTGAAAATTTTGTTACAGAAAAAATAGCTATTTTAGAGGTTGAAAAATGGTTATCAAATAAACTTACAGAAAAATATTTTAATGAACATAAAAATTATGATTGTTTAGAATTTAATAAATATAAGGATGATTCTTTAAGAGGAACACTATTAGGTGGTGGATATTTTTAGATGAAATTGTTAAGATTGGATGTGGACATATAACCATAAATTGTGGGTCATAAAAGTTTAATTTAAATATTTGGATGCGAAGCTATGTGTGTAAATATTTCATTTAATAAACTAAATATATTAAAATCTTTTTCAAATGGTTTATACCTGATAAATTTACAGTTTAATATTGATATTATTATTTCTTCTCTAATTTTATCCTTAATTATATTATTTAACTTATTATGTCCCTTTTCATCACATTCAATTACTAATTTATATTTTGGAAAATATAAATCAAGTATATAATTATCTATTTTATATTGTTCTATCATTTCTTCACCTTTAAATGTCGTAAATATTTGGTTAATTGACGAGGCTTCAATGCAAATAAATGAAATACTTTTTACGTCTATTCCAATTGCATTCGCAAATTCATATACACTTCTTTTTCTACTTTTTGTTAAAATTTTTAATAGTCCTGTATACGTTATAAAATTTAAAGAATGAAACCCTGTTGATGTATTCATTTTAGCACTCACTTTATCATTATGTAATAAATTATTTTCTCGTATATTTTTGATTCCAACTATTTTTCCAATATCAGCAGCACAAAATAACGCATAAGGTTTAATTTCACTTCTAATAATTCTACAACTATTATTTGTATATTTATCTATATTTGATGCAATTAATAATTCTAATTCTTTTGTCATTTTATTATTTGAGATATTTAAATAAATATATAATATATTCAATTTTCTTTATATTACAAAAATAGTTATATTTATTTTTATAATATAAAGAGCATTAATGTATATTATATACTTAATGGAAATATCACAACTTTTTAATAAAATTAAAAGTGATATAGAATGTTCAATATGCTTTGAAAAATTTATTAAACTGACATATAAACAATTTAATAAATTTTTAGAAGATAATAAACATATAATATCTGATTCATTTGAAGATGAAATTTGTTGTCGCTGTTATGAAGATAGATTTGAATGTTTGACATGTAAAAATATAATATGTCAAAAATGTTTTTGGAATTTTAAAAATCATAAATTTAAACCAGATGATGATTATATTGAAGATTATGAATATTTTGGAGAATTAGATGAAGATGGATTTGCAGAAGGTTGTCCTGGGCAAGATTGTCCCATTATTTGTCCTTTTTGCCGCACAAAAGATTATAAAATATTTTACGGAAATCAAATACCATATGAATTATTAAATGAAATTAAGAATTCACGTTTTATAAATGATTAAATATATCATTGAAAAACAACTTAAAGACAAGAGTATATACTACTATATACAATGATTCAAACCGGTATTGAAAATGACAACGAAATACATCTGAATAGATTTAAATTGGCACCACCAAGTGCATCTTATATTGCCGGATTAATTGACGGAGACGGATGTATTTTTATACGAAAAATAGCTGATGGATATCAATCAGGAATTAGTATCGCTCAGTGTCGAACAAATGTATTACAAATAATTCGTTATCATTTTGGAGGCAGTATAACTGCTTGTTCGACCAGAAATGATAAAATACTTGATATAATGGATCAAGAATATATACACAAACATAATATAAGAAATCAATATAATCTTTTAATTAGAAGTAATGAGTATAAATTATTGCTTGAATATATTAAAGACAGTTTTGTTGTAAAGCATGATAGAATAATGTGTTTATATGAAATGAATAAACTAGTCCATATTTCAAATAAGACAGACGAAAAAGAACAATTACATTTATTATGTTCATCTAAGGCAATTTTAAAGGATGAAAATTTAAAAAACATAAATATAGAATACATTCAAGGATTATTTGATGCCGAAGGATGTGTTTACATTGATAAAAATACACATAAATTTCACGTTTCAATTTCTCAAAAAAATCATCCTCGATTGTTATTAGAAATACAACATTTTTTAGGATTTGGGAAAGTTTATAATTTTGATTTTTGTATTAATAAAAAATCAGATTGTTTTAAATTTATTGAGCTAATGAAACCTGGAGTAATTGTAAAATATAATCAGGTTATTGCATTTGAAACCTTTTTAAACACAACCGATCCTATTATTAAAAATGAAATGTATAAAATTTGCAATAAAGAAAAACATAAAATAGAACACTTTACGGATTTAAATCAAAATGAAGAAGGTAAAGAGGGGTTTCAAGAAGGTATAGATTTAAAGAATAAAAAAGAATTAGTTTGTAAAGAAATTGCTTTAAAACAAGTTTATAAAGAAAAATCTGAAAAAATGACTGGATCAAACAATCATAATTTTGGTAAAGAATTTTCGGAAGAACATAAGAAAAAAATGTCAGATTCAATTCGTGATGCAAAAGGAGGAGTTAGTGATGAAACTATATTAGAAGTAAGAAAACTTATTAAAGAGGGTAAAACAAATATTGAGATACAATATTTATTACAATTATCAAGACATAATGTAACAAGAATTAAATGTGGAAATATTATTTGTAGAACAGAAGAAAAGGTGGTTAAAGATAAATCAACACAGGAAGATCGTAATATTGCCAAACGTAAAATTGCTTTAGATGAAATATTTATTGTAATTGATAAATTAATTAAAAATGAAAAACCTACTGTAATATTGGATTTTTTAAATGACAGGCGACATAGTTATAAAAATTATGATTTTTTAAATATTGATGTTATAAAAAATATTAAACGAAATATCAATCAAAATATTATGCCTTTTTATCAATCAGAAATGTCTTTAGAAGATTACACATATTATAAAAATGCGATTGAAGAATATAGTATTGCATCAAATAAAATATAAATATTCATTATCTATTATAATAATCTGAATGATTCATTGTTTCATCTGTTTCTTTAACAGTAACATATTTGTTTTTTGTTTCGTCATACAACATTAACCGCAAATTATTATAACAGTCTGCAATAGATAATTTAATAATATTGTCAAATAAATCGCTTTTTTGAACCACTTCTTCGTGATATTTTTGTAAATTATAACCAGGTATTTTTGCATTCATATGATGAATATGATGATACTCGATACCCATTGTAAAATATTTCAAATACTTTGGTATTTGTATAAACGAACTGCCCAATAAACCGCTATTTCGCTGTGTCCACTCTTTGTTAGTAACAATGTATGAAGGATTATATGTATGCTGATTAAAAAATAATAAAAAATTAATTACAAATCCAATGAATGAAGCTAACAAAAAATGAAATAAAATATTATATTTATATACTTCAAATAATAATACACTAACACCCACATTGTTAATAAGATGATCACATGAAACCTGAAAGATAGATGCATCGATTTTTTTATTGTATTTTATTTTTTTAATAAAATAAATAAATCTTTGAATTATTGCAAAGTATAATATAGGGAAAAAGGAAAAAAATACAGCCGGTGTATGAAAAAACTTAAATATGTTTTTTGATCTTGCATCAAATTTTTTATATTGCCCAACATTGTAATACAATAATTCATTAAACTTAAAATTATATTTGTTTTCTAAATTACCATTTGTCAAATGATGTGTATGATGATCTAATATCCAATTTGTAGAAGTAAAGGTAGTTATTCCATAAAAGGTAGCGATCAAATAATTTAATGTTTTGTTAGGTGTATATGAGTTATGACAGCAATCATGAAATACAACATAATTTCTATGTAATAGAAATCCTAAAAAACATGTTGGCACTCCGCTTAACCAACTATTTTTGAGATACCACGTAAAATATAATGCATAAGAAAAAAACCATAAGTGCATTAATAAATCAGTTAATGCTGATGTATATGATGATTTATATTTTAAAAATAATTCTCCTTCTTTTAATTGATTATTCATTATTTATAATTATCATGATATTTTTAAATTATTTTATAATATTATATAGCGCAATAATAGTAAAAAAGTATTTACTATTATTTAATTTTATAATGATTTAATTTTATAATGATTTAATTTTATAATGATTTAATTTTCTTCTTCTAAATCTTCTTCTTCTAAATCTTCTTCTTCTAAATCTTCTTCTAAATCTTCTTCATCTTCTTCATCTAGTAATTCTTCATATTCCGATCCATTCCATTTCACATTTCTTGAATTGAACAACATGTTCATATTTAAGACCTCTGGCTTTGCAGTTGACTCGACCCTTGTAAATAGTGTTGTAATTTGATCATCATCTCTAAACCGAGCGCTGTATTCTTGCTGTATGTTATTTCGTCCAATGCGTCCAAGAGCCTGGATAATCTTTTCCTGAGTTAGACCCAAGTCTTTGCTCAAATATCCGTGACAGAATTGATAATTTGTGCCATAAACGTAGTCACTATCTGCAATACTCATAAATAGCCGCTGTGAATCTGCTAGTTTTTTCATAATTTCAGTATATGCAATGCTGTTATGGTTTGCAAATACTCCAATACCCATTAATAATAATACTTTCCAACTATCGTCAACATTATTGAGAGACATGATTGCGTCAACATCTTCTTCATTTATGTTGCTTGTGAATGCACTTGGAGAATCCAAATTCTGTGCCCATTTTTCTTTGTGAGAAGATCTATTAGGAACAAACAGATCATGAAGAGTTGCGCTTTTAATCATTTGACTAAGCAGTGTTAATTGCTCTTTCATTTTTATAATTTCTTTGTCCTTTGATTTATCTATCTTATCGCCTGCGGCCTTGTCTTTCTTTTTGCAGTCTTTTTTGTTTGATTTATCGCTTCCCGAAGAATCCGATTTGTTTCCCATTTGCTCCTGTAAATTTTCTAGCTCCGAATCAATTGCTGCAATTTTTTCAGACACTTCATTATTGAAATCTATTTTATCTTGTATGTCTTTCATCACACTCGCTGGAATGTTTGCTTGTTGAATGCAAAATTTGGCGATCTTGGTAACATCTTTCGCTAAGAATATGGTAGGACCATCCGTGAGCGTATATGCATCTTTGGTGGTGACATATATAGCACTGCTTCCTGGTTGCACTGGAGGAGGTTGCACACAACTACCCATTCGTTCGATAGCGGAACCCGATTTTACAGAGTCTAGACTCATTGACTTTGTAATTTTATTGCCTTTAGGATCAACCGTATTGTTGTGTTTAATTTTTTGTATTCTTGTTTCTTTAAAGAAATTGAAAATTTGCGGCCACATATCGGGAACAATGTTTTTCAAAGTTTTAAGATAATGCATTTTTATAGACTGCATTGTAATGTCACTTGCGGTCATAAAGTTCCTGGCAAATTTTGCAGAAGACCTTGTTAGATTGAATTCTTCAACGTGCATGATAAATTTGGATGCTTCTGTTAAGTCAATGTATCTGAGTAGTGTCAAATTTTCTTCACAATGCTGCACGATTTCAAGCACTTTTTCATAATCATCGCTAATATAATGCGGCATTACAGTGTATCCATTGTTGTTCAAAATAGGAATTGTTTTGCGGCAATCGTGACTTGTAATATTGAATATTCTCGGCTGTCTAACAAATGACTCAAATGTAAATTCTTCTTCATTCTCAACGCCAAAGACATAATCGGCAAATTTTTCTTTGAAATCTCTTATTGTTTCATTCAGCTCGTGCATTTTAGGAAGCGTTGCAGAAGATAATACTACATTTGGAATAATATTGTCTTTCCAATTTTTCTTGATCACTTTGTGCAAGTCGTGTTCTACATAGTCCATTGTAATCGTCGGCTCATCCCAGTAAGTAATGATATCCTGTGCTTTATTGAACGATAACATATAATACATTGCGCACAAATAAGACCTGATGTCGCAAATAATAATTTCTACTTTGTCTCCTACTGAGTTGTCTACTTTTCCAATACCGCCAGTGCGCTTGTTTCTGGTATATTCTTTGGCTGCAAAGAAATGTAATCGGATATCGTCCGCTGAAGAACAACCGAATGCAAATGCTATTTTTTTCCCTGTAGAAATAGCGGATCGAGCCAATGCGATACCTACATGTCTTGCAGCGCAAACAAAGATAACTTTGAAACTTTCAGATAGTCCTAATGGAGTGAGTGTTTTGCCGGTGCCTGTGGGAGCAATGTAGAGCACTAATTTCGGACATTGAATTTTGCAAACAGAGAAGATTTCTTTTTGATGTCCGTAAAGCTGCATATCACCATACTTTAATAAGTTCGAATTGCGCTCAATGTATTCGTAAGCATTTCTGACGATTTCGAGTAGTTCAACGTCTTTTTCGATATTTTCTAGAATAGTCTCGATAATCTTTTTGACGTAGCAATTTACCTTGTCGATATTGTTTTGCATGAGATTTATAAGCGTGTAATAGTTCTGCATCCATAATTTATTATTCATAGCCTTGTAATACATCATTTGCTCCAAGTGCTTGACAAGCGTGAACTCATAAATTTCGCTTGTAGTTTCGTTAATTGCGTTAGATCTTTCAATGCGAATTTGGTCGCTGCTTTTCAGCTTAATTAGTGCGCAAATTTTCACTCGACAAATGAAATTTCCATCAACATCTCTTTCTCTTTCTCTTTCTTTTTCGATTTCTTCGTCTGAAGAAGAACTGTTGGCTGCCGCAGTAGCTTTTACACGATATTTGTTGTTATCATTGCTGAATAAGACATATTTGATATCGTGCGTCTCTAATAATGTCTTTATTCGCCCGAAAAAGTGTTTGTTGTAAAGGAAGTCCTCCATCTGTCGGCTGTATTCTATCTTCAAAAAGCTGAATAACGAGTTCGTTTTATTTGTCCTAATATTTACATCTGTGAATCCAGATGTTATTAATTTTAATATAGCCGCTTCATCTGTTGAAACGGGCATTTCAATAGAGTCCCATTCGGATTTAGATAATTTTCGTTGAGTAAGATCCATTTTGTAGCTTTAAAGTGTTGTATTAGTTATTAATACTATTATCTTTAAGTGAATTTATATTTCAATTTTTTAAGGAAACCAAGGTTTCCTTATGATCCTTCCTTTTATTATACACTTTTATCAACAAAAAGTAACAGTTGCTAAATGAAGTTCCTTATGTGTTTCATAATTTAATTATTAAGTTGAGTAAATCTGCAATAAAAGGAGAGATCATAAGTCTATAAAACAATGACATTTATTTCATTTAAAAAAGGAGGGGTCATAGGGGAACCTTGGTTCCCCTAAAAAATTGAAATATAAAAAAGAATTATATTTAAAGGTATAAATATATGATAATATAACTATTAATAGAATGTCTCGAAATATCCAAAATTCTGTAACACTTGTTTCATTTGACGGTGATATTGGTTCCGGTAAAAGCACTATGATGACAAAAGCGGAAGAATATTATGCAAATAATGAAAATGTCATATTTGCAGAAGAGCCTGTTAGAAAATGGAACCTAATCAAAGATAAAAATGGCACCGAGATGCTGAAGTTGTTTTACCAGGATCAAGAGACGCATGCATTCAAGTTCCAGATTATGGCGTTTATTTCTAGGCTCTCCGGATTAAGAGAAATTGTGAAAGCGAATTCAGGCAAAAATATTGTCATTATCACGGAGCGAAGCTTATATACAGACAAGGAAATCTTCGCAAAGATGTTATATGATCAGGGAAAGATGTCGGATGTCGAGCATCAAATATATTTGACATTGTTTGACGAATTTGCATCGGAATTTGAAGTGAACAAGGTCGTTTATATAAGAACCGATCCTGTTAAATGTCATGAACGCATACATTTAAGAGCCAGAGAAGGCGAAGAGCTGATACCGTTAGCGTATTTAGAAGAATGTCATAATTATCATGAAGCATTCTTGGACCAGGATCGCGGACTATTCAAAGAGCAGCTAGTGTTAGACGGGAACCAAGATATTTATCAGAACCCGACCTTAGCAACACATTGGATGCAGCAGATCGATGGGTTCATATTTAGTAGGCGGACTTAGACATTATGTTTGCAAAAACAGGGCCTTGTGCAAAGGTATATATACCGGGCCTTGTGCAAAGGTATATATACCGGGCCTTGTGCAAATTGTCTTTAAGTAGTAATTAAATTATATATATTATTTCGTTCTTCGTTTTTTTGCCCTTTGGGTTTTTTTGCCCTTTGGGTTTTTTTGCCCTTTGATTGAAGTCCAACCCCTTTATCTTGAAGACTTTTAGAAGTAGAATTCCTTCTTGGCGGCGAATTAGATGGGTTGTCTTTGTAAGAAGAAGAGGACGTTGATCTGCGAATTCCTCGTGTAAATTCGCTATATCTGTCTTTTACTTCTGGTCGATCTTGAAGTTTTTGATAATAGTGTTCCGGAGTTTCTACTTCCATTATTTCTAGCATTTTTTCAAAATAATCACTTACTTCCGCAGAAGAGACTACTCCTTTAAGAGCTTCTGTGCGAGTTAAAGCATCTATATGATGTGCTTTTGCCGACGACATAGGTTCGCCAAATACATGAGAAAAATGCTTTGCTATTTTATTATTTATAAAACACGTATACCCTCTTATCACATTTCGTAAATAATCATTTTTTTGTTCATATAACTCTGTTTTGTCCATTATTGCTTTATATACTTGGTTGCTTGAAATTTCAGGATTTTTCAAACAAAGTTCGGCGAAAAACATGGACCACGCTGCACAATAACCTCCCGGTTCTATTAATGCATTTTTGGGTATTCTACTATCTCCTTCTAATAATTGAACCCCCTCTATAACTGGACAGACATCGCAGGCTTTTACTAACGTAACCGTTTTTAGTTTTTTCCTAAAAAAATCGTGCTTGTTTTTTTTATTAACTATTTTTATACGATTATTTAATAAATGAACCAATTTTTTTAAAAAGGCGCCTACATTTTTACCAACAAAATCACCCCCTACACCACTATATACAGCGCCGTGTGGTTCAAAATGTTCTAGCTCTCCCGTCTTTTCGCGATATATTAATAAATTTGCATGCGATCCCACAACATTTTTTCGAATAATTATACTGTATGTAAATGGCATTATCATTATTTTTTCACCTCTTGCAATACAATCATACATCTGATCTGCGTAAGACTCGATTTCTTCATTTTGTGTTTGTGCCAAAACGGGATCTATTGAATTCGATATAGTAATACTGATTCCCATCATATATGAGGTGTCAGCATTGGTTGATCTGCAATTCATTTTATATTTGTTAAAAAGATATAAATAAAACAAATTTGTTAAAAAAAAAGATCCTATAAATGGTTCTACCTTTTCATGTAACTGAAAAATTTTGTCCATTTTTTTTGCTATTTTTTCGTTGTAATTTAGCTTATCTGGGAGCTCTTCTGGCATTTTTAATTCAATGTTCTGAAAACTTGGATCTGTTTCTGGATTACTTGCTTTAAACTTGTGACTAGAACTACTTGCTTTAGGACTACTTGTTTTACGACTACTTGCTTTAGACTTGTGACTAGAACTACTTGCTTTAGGACTTAATTTAGAGCTTGATTTAGAACTTGCTTTAGGACTTAATTTAAACTCATGACTTGAACTTGATTTATAATTTGAACTTTTCGAGTTAGATATAGGGTATAATGAATCTGAATACTCGTGATTTGAACTGGACCTAGATCTGGACCTAGAAGGTGGCGAATAACTCATTATATATTATCAATATATAAATAAATTACCTGTTTTAAGGGTTTTTTGCAGCTTTTACTTTTACCGATTTAGCTACTGTCTTTGTGTTTGCTTTTTCAGATTTAGCTAATGCTTTTTCATCCTTTAATCGTTGTTTTTCGATCTCCTTTTCTTCTTTTGCTAATATTTTTGCGGCTGCTTTTTTCTCCTTCTCTTGTTGTGCTGCCATAGCCATTTTTATTCTATGGTCTTTCATTATTGTCGACATCATTTGGCTATTAGATAATAAACTGAAACCATTAAGAACAGGAGATGCTTTTCTAGTGCTTGCATTTGCAGAAGCATTTGCAGCCTTTGCAGAAAGCTTTCGTTTCGGCGAAACACGGTCTTCGCTTTTAAGCGACGATGACGATGTTTCTGACCGAATTCCTTGAGTAAATTCGTTATATCTGGCTTTTACATCGGGATATTTTTGGTTTTGCGCATTAAAACGTTGTCCTGTTTCTACTTCCATTATTTCTAATAATTTGTCGAAAAATATGTCCCCTTCTACCTTCGCTTTTCCAGTATTTATATTGTGAAGTTTTGCCGATGTAATTGGTTCGTCGAATACTCGAGAAAAATGTTTTGCTATTTTATTATTTATAAACGCGGTATAACCTCGTATTATATTTCGTAAATAATTATTTTTATTATCATATAGCTGCGTTTTATCCATTATTGCAGTATAAATTTCTCTGCTCGACATTTCTGGATTTTTTAAACACAGTTCAGTAAAAAACATGGACCATGCTTCGCAATATCCTTCAGGTTCTATTAACGCATTTTTTGGTATTACACTGCGTTCTTCTAGAGCCTGAACCCCGCGTATTTCTGGACAAGTATCGTGTGCTTTTACCAGTGTAATTTTTGGCAGTTTTTCTTGATCCTCATTTAAAGTTTTATTGTTAGCCTTAATATCTTTATTTATTAATTTTACAAATTGTTCTAAATAGCCGTTCAGTGTTTTATTTACATATGCTGAACCTCTGCCGCCAAATTCGTGTCCATGCGGTTCAAAATGTTCCATCACACCTGTGTTTGCTCGATATATCAATAAATTCGCATGTGCTCCCTCAGATATTTGAATTGTTAACGGTATTATTAGTATTTTAATGCCACTTGTAATACATTCAGATACATACTTTGCAGTTAATTTTATCTCATCTGTTTGAAATCCTACAAAATCATCAAACCATTCTTCTTTACTATGATTGGAAATATCAAGGAAAAAATGAAGTTTTGTTTTGTCATTTCGGTTTGGCATATGACATTCCATTTTGTATTTTTTAAAAAGATATAAATAAAATAGATTTGATAAATAAAATGACGATGTGAAGGGTTCTAATTTATTGTATGATTGGAAAATTTTGTCCATTTTTTTTGCTACCGCGGCATCATAATTTATTTTATCCGAAAGTAGCACAGGCATTTTCAATTTAACATCTCCATAATGTTGTGGATCAGAAGAGCTGGATTTAGGTGGAGATTTGCCAGGAGATTTGGTTTTCCACTCATGAGGTGGCGGAAAATCAGGAGTTTTGGGTTTTGGTGGCGTATTGTCAGGACTTTTGGGTTCAAACCGTTTAGGTGGCGTATTGTCAGGACTTTTGGGTTCAAACCGTTTAGGTGATTTCAATGTATGTTTATGACTTGAACTCGATTTAGATCCCTCAGGACTTTTCGATTTAGATCCCTCAGGACTTTTCGATTTAGATCGAGCTTTTCTAGACTTTTTTTTACTTGAAGATGAAGAGCTATTAAAAAAATCCATTATATATTATCAAATGATTTAAATATTATTTAACCAGATTAAATAATATAAGATGCAAATAAATACAAATGAACTAACAAAGGACATTGTTGTTAGTTGCCCTCATTGTCTAAACCCTATTTTGATCGAACAGTTAAATTGCAAGATTTTTCGCCATGGAACTTTTATTGCCAATGGTAAACAAATGAATCCGCACGAGACAAAGGAAGTGTGTGATTATTTTATTGCTAATAATATGATATACGGTTGCGGTAAACCGTTTTGCATTATTACTGCAACCAACGGATCATTGGTTGCCGTTGTATGTGGCTATATTTAATAATATTATGTTTTACACCTTTGACATTGATAAAATTGAAATATAAAAATAAAATAAGAGTATAACTAACAAATAACCATGTTTCCAACATTTAAAAATACTAAAACACCAAAGGATGCAAAAGTATTTCCTTATAAAGAATACATTATGAATTTCGATGGTGCGAGCAGAGGAAATCCTGGATTATCGGGTGCCGGTGCTGTCATCTATAAAAATGGCGAAGAAATTTGGTCTTCCTGCAAATTTGTCGGAACAAAAACAAACAATCAATCCGAATATTCCGCACTGATTTTAGGTCTCAAAGGCGCTCTAATGCTAGGTATAACAAACTTATCTGTTTTAGGCGATAGCTTGTTAGTTATTAATCAAGTTAATGGAATATATAAGGTCAAATCGGATTCCATCTTTGATTTATACGAAGAAGTGTTGGGTCTTAAATCGCAGTTTGATTATATAGACTTTAATCATGTATATCGTGATTATAACAAACGGGCGGATGAACTCTCCAATTTAGCTCTAGATCAACCGAACAACTTGCAAACAGATGACTTGCAAACAGATTTTATTCAAGAATACGACGAGGATTGGATGAAAGCAGTGCCAACAAAAGAAGTATCAATTAAACAACCATTATTTGTGAAAATACCTTCACCTAATGAAAAAAAGACAAAAACAAAAAACAAACAATTATCTATAACACAATTTTTCAAAATTGGGTCGCTCTTTTCCGACGTCTAACCCCGACATCTAACTCCGACATCTAACCCCGACATCTAACTAACAAATTAATTCTCGATTAAAGATATGTTCAAAACAGAATGTGCTTTAAATTTCAAAATATCTATATTTTTTTTACTATTTGTATTATTTACTGGAAATAGATCCTTGCTGTAAATATCCTGTAATAAAACCCATTCAAATAGTCCACCCATATACGCATATACATTGTTGAATCCAAGTGCTAACAATTGTTGATATTTTTTGTCAACTAATTCGTCATTACAATTTTTCCCGTATACAATGATTCGTATTCCACGATTTTCCTTCAAATATTTATTGATGATCGCCTCTTCCTTGTCGACGCTTACGGTAGTCGAAATCAGGCAATCTTGACCATCTACCGGAAGCGTATTAATAAGCATATATATTTCTGGATTTTTGACAACGGTTTGCATATCTTCATAATTTATTTTTTTCATTGAATGCGAGTTACCCATGTTGATTTATATAAAAGTTATATAAAAGTATTTAAATCTTTTTTGTTAGTTTATCTTTATTAACTAACCAAAAATAAAATTGAAATAATAATTATTATAATTAATGTCTGTATTAAATATACATCAACCAACTATTTCAAATCATGAACTCTGAATACGAATTTGCCATCTTCTATAACAACTTTATTTCTGACTTGTTACAGAAACCTCATGCCAAGGAAATGCGTCAATTGCTTATTGCCAAAAAAGCTCAATCAGATAAAGAATTGCTCGCTTTATATCAAACTTGTCGTAAACGCAATGCTTGTTTACAAGAAATAAAATATCTTAAAAAAAGTCCAGATTGTTTAGGTTTTGTTCTGAATCTGAATGCAGCTATTATTACTACAGATTGTGTATTGCTAAGTCTGATTGGTCAGCTACCCGAAGACATTGTAAACCTGATCGGCACCTATTCGAATCATGTGAAAAACCAAAAAAGCCTGATTCGCATCGAATTCTACGACAATTGGTTTAAATTGAACCGAGATCGCATAACAAAATTGCTAAAAGGCTGGACCAAGGCCAAACTGGGCTTCGTTCTAGATCATGTTCGATCTCCAAACAATCCTTACTACAATTGCTGCAAAAAGACCACGGCTGCTTACAAAAAGGGGACGGAATTAATGTTTCGGTCGCGAATAGAAACATTAATTGTTGAAAAAGGCAACAGATCACACATGGAGCAATATAGCTTATTATTAGCAATTGAAAAATATAATGGGAAGAAATAGAAGTAGAAAACTATATAAATTTAAGCACGACATAAAGGACACTTACTGTTTCCTCGAGTTTTAGAAGCATCATATTTTTCCCATTCTTTATCTAATTTATCACATTCTATGTGATATTTAAACCTTACATTTTCATAATTTATAAATTCTTCTGTATTCATCCAATCAGGTCTATGATTAATTGAAATATTTCTATTTATTATCATTTCTTCATATGTATTTTTTTCACAATTACATAAATCATATTTAAATTCTATTTTTTCAAATTCATTTTGTTTTTCTTCATAATCACAATCATCTTCACTAAAAGGCCAATCAGATCCTTCGTTTTCTATTTCGTGATCATATTTTGGTTTTGGTTCACTTGTAATTCCAAAATATATGGTTTTATAACAATCTACGCATACGCTGTGTTCGCATGGAAGTTGCGCAGATTTTTTAATTTCGTAACAAACAGGACATTCATTATCATGATTATTGAATTTTATTGGTAATGTAAATTCATCACAATTAGAACAAATCCATAAATCATTATGATAACTTATTAAACATGATGGATAAGGTTTTTTGGCTTGACAAAAATAGCACATTTGTAATTCGATATTAGACATATTAAATAGTATATGCTGTTGTATTTAAATTGTTTATATATTTAATTTGCGAAGAATAACTGGTCAATACATTGCTTTACTTGTCGGGCGATTGATTTCTGAAAGCAATAGCAATGTTTAAATGACACCTAATTAAACTGCACCACGATCTCCACCTTCTCTTTCTTGATGCTCTTTGTAGCGGAAACCGACAACTCTTCTCTCTTTTTTCGCGTCTTCGAATTATCCCCGACAAGTAAAAGTTCCTTGCGCTTCGAAGTGCTGTTACGGTTATTCATGTCCTTTTCGATCGTCTCATAATTTTTCTCGATATATTCGACCACTTTATTTTCTAAAGCCCATTTAAAGAAATTCAATTGGCCAATTGTGGTCTCAATGCATTTGCCGTTTTTGTATGGAATACTTATTCTATCCCACCTACAAAAAGGGTCAAAACGACGTTTGCTGTAGGCTTTCAGCTTCAACTTGTAATCATCGTAGACTTTAAATCGCCGGGCCACGTTTTCCACGGTTTGATCGATTACGTATAGAGTGTAATATTTCTTGGCATAGTTGGTTGCAAACCAGTCCACGATTCGTAACGAAATTTTAGACTCACCTGTAATAATCCTGAGCATATCATCTAAATTATCGTTGTCTTCTGTCTTATAAAAGACCATTAAGTTTTTTAATAGAAGATCATTTTGTGTTGTATATGAACTAGAACTAGACATGACTATTATTTAAGTTTTGAAATATTTATTTAAGTAGTTTTAAATAAGATATATATTTAGTCATTTTATAAAATAATTAAATCAATTAAATCAATTAAATAAAATTAAAATATCAAAATATAATATTATGGATAACTTTATGGATGCATATTTCGGCCCTTTAGGTAAAGAGTATTGCACATACTTTTATGTGATGTCTATTATTTTCGGAATAACTTTTGTTCTTAGTGCTATTTCTATTGGAAGTTTTATTGTAATGCACCATAAAAAGGTGGATAGTATGTTTATTGTTAATTCCTTTATGATACTAATTAATACCTTTTTGGCTTATTTGTCCAACCGCGTAATAAATGCGATGTGTGTCAAGACTTTGTAAGCTTTTTTAATGCGACTTTGTAAGCGAAGCGACTTTGTATTTAGGAATCTCTTTCTTCGTTATTTTTAATTTTATCTTGACTCGTATTGACAGGCTTTAAAAACATATCTCTTACGACAATATCGTTAACATAAGTAGATTGAGAAGTTAGAAATGGATTTGATCCTCGTTGTTGGACTAATTCTCTATCTGCGACACGATTATCTAATTCTTCTCTTTTGTTAGGTTCATCAAACTCTTCTATAAAGGATTGATTAATTGCATTTTGTTGTGTATCTAACTCTTGCACACAAATTTTGGTTTCTAATTGTTTTTCTGGTCTAGCGCTTTGATAATAAGGAATGCCTAGAGTCCATTTCCAAAAATATAAATTTTTATTCATTATTATTATTATTATTTTAAATAATGAATAATTAAACTTGCATTATATGCCTTCTCTAGAAATAGTCAAATTTTTAGTCATAAAAAAGGCATCTTTGTTAGTTCGTCTTCTTTTTAAATTACATTCTAGACAGGCAATAACTAAATTATCTTTATTATGGCCAATATCATTATTGATCCTATCTAAAGACCATTGTTTCATCTCTCTAACAAATTCATACAGCAAATAAGTTTCGCATGCACAATAATGGCATTTCATATTACAACTGTTTAATAAATCAATGATTTGATCAAAGGTAACAAATTCGGTTTCTAAAAATATATTTTTAAGAATATCTTGATGTTTGTAGCTAGACATTTTGGTTTTAATATGACTAATAATGAAATTTGTTAGCTTGTTGTTATCTGTAGTGTTTATTTTTGCATTAAATATGTCTTTTAATATTTCTAATTGTATTTCAAATGCCAATTCTTGATCATTTAAATTCCATGTATTTGTCTCGACCTTCTTTTTCTTCTCTTTTTTCTCTTTATTTGCATCCACTTTTTTCATTTGATATTTAGTGGTTGTTCCAGTAAATATTATTTTTTTTGTTTCATCCTTTCCTTCATTTCCTTCATTTCCATCATTTCCTTCATTTAAATTAGTTCCATCATTTAAATCAGAAACATAAATTCTTTTAACAGTGTGATCCATAATATTAATAACATTTAAAAAAACCAATATAAATATTAATTAATAATATAATATTTAAAAAACTGAGTTAAACTCATATTGCCATATAATATATATTAATGCAAAAAGAACATACAGAACAAAAAGACCAAAAAGATCCTAATAAAGAGTGTAATGAACTTAAAGCGATTAAATACAAAACTCTTTTAATGAACGGAAAGGCGTGGCCTGAAACAAAATCTTCGAGTGATTTAACAAATCTAGATAAATTTCTAGAAAATGAAAAAAATAATAATGCAAATGAGCCGTGGAGCAAATTAGACAAAACTGCTAAAATTAAAAAACTCTCTGTTTTTGCTGAAAGTTATAAAACGGATCATAATTTAACAGAAGAAGAATATACTAAACTAACAAATTTCTTAAAAGATTGTCTTGATAGGAAAAAATTACAACGAGTTAAAGATGTTACATACGATAAAGTAAATGGTGAAGTAAAGGATATACCTTCACTTCATCATAATAAACAATCAAATCATTTTACACTTAAAAATACGGACAAACACGTTTCAACTACAAGAAGTTTGGCACCTAAAAAAGCTAGAGGCACTGCTAAAAATGTGGTGAATTATGATTCAGACGCATCAATATGAAAAAGTTCAATCATTACCTTGTTTGAAGTTTCTATGTATTTTTCACCGCATAGTTTCAAAATAACACTATATAGCATAGTAAAAACAACTTGAAATTTCAAAAGATCATCACATGGTCTAACACTTAAATCATTTACCATTAAATTATTATTCACAATATAATCATTTAGTTCATTAAGAGATTTAAAAATATTTATTTGACTGAAGTGTTTTGATACATAAAAGGTGTCATTAATAAAATTTGTTAAAATCGCTAAAATACGATTATAATGATTTGGCGATAGCTTAGAAATACATTCGACTGGCTCGATCAGACCAGACAATAATAATTTTTGCGCCATTTCTTCAGGGGAAACGCTACACATATTTGCAAAAATATAATAAAAGGCATCCTTCATTTTATCGATTTCATAAATTATGCCGAAATCTAAGATACCTATTTTATACTTGTATTTTTTGTCATTTTCGTCTTTAATAAATAATATATTGCCTACATGTAAATCACCATGACATAGTCCATTCATTAACATAGTTACAAAAACAAACTTGATTAGTTGTTTTGAATATTCATTATAATCTACTGGATCAACTACTTGAAGTGTGGCGCCTTTAATATATTCCATCATGATAATATTTGAAAACTTATTTGTAATATCTTCATATGCAAACGGAATTTGAATGTATTTTAAATTCTTGCAATTATTTTTCATTATTTTCATATTTGCTATTTCTTTTTTAAAATCGGTTTGTTGATTTATTAGATGTATATTATTATGTATTATTTCAGAAATATTATAATTATAATTATTAATAATAGGAATAAAGGAGAGAATTCGAATACAAAATAACATTTTTTGTATTCCGTCTTGTAAAATAGCGTCGATATTGTTTCTTTTCATTTTTATAATAACAATATTCGACGTTTTATCGTGATTCATTTTCATACCTTTAAACACCAATGATATCATTCCTGAATTGATTGGTATATAATCATTCAAAATTTTAATATTGAATTCTTTTTCTAAACCGACAAGAGATAATTTGTCAATATCTTTATTACTCCAAGAGACGTTGTCGGTAAATTTTAATAAATTATTATGAATTTGTTCATTGATTATATTATTGTTTAATGCAAAGGCTTGAAATACTTTGACATATAATATATTTTTTTTTGAAAGCCTGACAGTCAAATTATGAATATATTTTTCATAGTTTTTAAATACACAATAAAAACAAAATTCGTCGAATATAATCCAACATACACAAATAACAAACCAACAATTATTTAAAAATATTATAATTGAATTCATTTATATTAAAAGGATACTTTCTCTATAAATTGTTTTAATCTATTAAATATATTATAAATTATATTTCCTATCATTTTTTCAAAAAAAGGAGGAATACTGTGACTATTTATTAAATCGATATCACAGTTTATTTTAACACTGTGGTTATTTGCGATGTTGCAATATATATTTATATTTTGTATTGGTAATAATTCAATGTGATCTGGGTAAAAATCTAATTTGTTATTTATTATAATTGATTCGCAGATAAATACTATTTTGTTAGTATCTGAACAAATTTTGTTAATATTTAATGCTAAATAATAATGAGGTAATCCTAAATCAGAAAATAGATCTTTTAACAAAATTTTTGCAACTATATTTGTTTCTATATTTGTTTCTGTATTTGTTTCTAAATTTTCAAATACATTAGGATTTAATTTATTAATTAGTTGTATTAGCTCAAAATTGATTATCGATGGTATTAATATATTATTATTATTCAAATCAAATGTTAAATTGAATTTATTTGGTGTTAATTTAACGAATTTAAGTCCGTTCTTTTCTATTATTTTTTCATATATTTTTGGTTGTTCTTGTAGTTGCATTATTAATATATATTATAAATAAATAAGTATTTAATAACTTATAATTTACGTATTAATAATTTACGTATTAATAAAGTAATAAAGTATTATATCGATATAAAAACATTCTAATATATATTAATATATACATCTTTAATGGATTTCGATTTAGTAAATATTATTGACCTTATCGTGCCTGACGAGGAGTCTTTTTTAAACGAAGAAGAGTCTATAGAAATATATGATAATTGTCTGCATATAATGGAAGAGTTTATTAAACGGAATCCTACTATTATTTCAGACCCAGATTTTGAAGACATTTTTGACGACAATATAAAAGAATTAATGGAATCAATATTCGAAACAGATGTTTTTTACACAGACGATGCAGAAGAAGAGATAGAAGAAATTGTGGAACAAGCGAAAATTGATTTCTTTAAAGATTTCATGCCTATACGATCATATCCTGATTCTGTCATCCTGGAGGAACCTGACTATGAGTATGTGGAAGAACAAATCGCGTTACTTAAAAGTAAACCTCAGCCTGCTCAACGAACAAAAGAATGGTATGAATTCAGGCATAATTTAATTACAGCAAGTAATGCATATAAAGCATTCGATAGTCAAAGCACGCAAAATCAGTTAATATATGAAAAATGTCAACCAAATCCTAGTTCTAACGAAGACAATGATACCAAGGTTATACAAGTGCAGATGGTCAATGTAAATTCAAGTTTACATCATGGACAAAAATATGAACCATTGTCTGTTATGATTTACGAAGACACATATAAGACAAGGGTGGATGATTTTGGCTGCATTCAGCATGAAAAATATGCATTTTTAGGAGCATCGCCCGACGGAATAAACGTGGACCGCGACTCTTTAAGATACGGTCGGATGTTAGAGATTAAAAATATTGTGAATCGCGAGATAGACGGCATTCCAAAAAAAGAATATTGGATCCAAATGCAGCTGCAAATGGAAGTATGTGATCTCGATGAATGTGATTTTTTAGAAACAAAATTTACCGAATATGAAAATGCGGATGCATTTTGGTCTGATGCTATGTCTGATAAAAGAAAAGGAGTGATCGCGTATTTTCATACAAAGGACGGTAAACCATTTTATAAATACATGCCTTTTGCTCTTGTTAGTTTTGACGAAGTAAACAGTTGGCAAGAACAAATGATAGATTTATATCAATCATCCCAATATAATTATGTTTGGATGAAAGATTATTATTGGAAACTGGATATTGTTAGTTGTGTTTTGGTTTGCAGAAATCGACAATGGTTTAAAGATAATGTTGGCGGTCTAGCGGAGATTTGGTCAACCATTGTTGCAGAGCGTATTTCCGGATTTGAACACCGAGCTCCAAATCGGAAACCTAAAGCGGTAACTACAGATCTTAATAGTAACAATAGTAATATTACAAGTTCAGGATGTCTGTTAAACTTTAATAAAGAAAATGGTAAGATAACGGTTATAAAATCTGGTTCTTCAACAAACCCAACTCCTAGTATTAGCCCTATTTCTAACCTTAATATACATCCATTTTTCCACCTTATCCACCTTTGAAAAGGTGGAGCCAAACAGAAATCTAAAGGCGGAGCCAAACAAATAATATTTCCACCTTTTCCGCTTCGCTTATAAAGGTGGAGCCAAACATGACAAGGATCGCAGTCCTTCGGTCTGCTATAAGTAAACGTAGGGAGCCAAACAAATAATATTATAGGTCTTTTATATTTTGACTCCACCTTTGGCCCTTGTTTGGCTCCACCTTTGGATGCCCGCAGGGCATCATTAAAGGTGGATCTAGTAAAGTATATTCTCATTCGTTGGAATAGAAAAGAATAAATCATTCGGTTCGCTTCTATAATATCCGACACGTGCTCCTGGACCTTCTTGCGCTGGAGGGAGAGGTTTTACAACATTTGACTCGGTTTTTGCATCACGGTATAAAGCACCACAAACTTCCGCTCTAGAGCATTTTCCATTATCTGGGTTTCGATTAAAACGAATATTATTGGTAATTTGTTCAAAAGATCCTAGGCCAAAGACTGGATAGTCTTTCCAAATATCGCTAGCATTATTTGCAGAAACACCTTTTGACTCTATCAAAGGGTAATCATCTAATATAGGTTTTTCAACAGACCTAGGAAAATCACCTGGAACCGACAATACATCACTTTTATATCTTTTATATCCTCTGAAACCTTCAAATACTTTTTGATAAAATGGGGCTAAATATAATCCTACAACAAGTATAAATAATAAAAATAAAATACTTTTAACAGTTGTGTCCTTCATTATATTATATATTATATATAAATATTAAATGCTTTATTTATTTTATAAATAATGACTTAAAAATAAGGTAAATATAATATACAACAATGTTTTCAAGTAATAAAGATTCTAATAATACTGCCGAGATGCGTGTTGAAAAAAGAAACGGATTATTAGAAGAAAATTCTTTTGACAAGATTTTAAACCGTATTAAAAAATTAGGACACGAAGCGAATATTCAAATTAATTATTCATCTCTCGTTATAAAAGTTATTGATCAATTATATGACAAAATCCCCACTACTAAAATTGATGAATTAGCTGCAGAGCAATGTGCATCATTATCTACATTGCATCCCGATTATGGCACATTAGCCGCCAGAATTGTTGTATCCAATCATCATAAAAATACGGAGCCAAAATTTTCTGACATTGTAAACACATTGTATAATTTTACAGATATTCATAATATAAATTACCCTCTAGTTTCTTCCGATTTATATAATTTTGTTAGTTTATATTCAACTGAAATAAATGAAATGATTGTTCATGATCGTGACTATTTAATTGACTTTTTTGGTTTCAAGACATTAGAACGAGCCTATCTATTTAAATATAATGGCAAAACTATCGAAAGACCACAGCATATGTGGATGCGTGTGGCGATTGGAATCCATTACTCAATCAATTCTACAGTAGATCTAGAATTGGTTAAAGAAACCTACGATTTAATGTCTCAAAAATACTTCACTCATGCAACTCCTACTCTTTTTAATGCAGGCACTCCTCGACCTCAATTATCTAGTTGTTATTTAATTTCTATGGAAGATGATAGTTTAGATGGCATTTATAATACACTAAAAGACTGTGCCCATATTTCTAAATGGGCTGGTGGTATTGGTCTACATGTTCATAATATTAGAGCAAAAGGGACTCATATTAAAGGCACTAATGGAACATCGAATGGTCTAGTTCCAATGCTTCGAGTCTTTAATAATACTGCTCGCTATATTGACCAAGGAGGCGGTCGCCGTAATGGATCATTTGCCATCTATTTGGAGCCATGGCATCCCGATATTTACGATTTCCTGGAAATGAAAAAGAATCACGGAGATGAAGAGCAAAAAGGTCGTGATCTTTTTTATGCTCTTTGGATAAGTGACCTATTTATGCGGCGTGTCAAAGAGCCCGGTGGAAAATGGTCGCTATTTTGCCCTCACGAATGCCCTGGTCTAGCCGACGTTTACGGTTCAGATTTTGTCACTCTTTATACTAAATATGAAGCAGAGGGTAAAGCTAGAAAAGTGGTAGAAGCACGTGATTTATGGTTTAAGATTTTGGATGCGCAGATGGAAACAGGCACACCATATATTTTGTATAAAGACGCGGTCAATCTAAAATCAAATCAGAAAAATCTCGGCACCATTAAGAGCTCGAATTTATGTGTTGCGCCGGAAACATTGGTTTTAACAGATAAAGGTCATTTAGAAATTGGTTTGTTAGGAGGGAAAAGGGTAAATGTTTGGAATGGGGAGGAATTTTCCGAGGTAACCATAATGAAAACGGGGACAGATCAAAAATTAATTCAGGTAATTATAGGAGTGTATGATGATGATGATTTTTGCACAATGAGAATATTAAATTGCACGCCATATCATCAATTTTATGTCTATGGTGAAAATGACAATGTTTATGCTGTTAAGGCGATCGACTTAAAATTAGGTATGCATTTGTTAAAATTTAAAGGTTGTTTAGATACCGATATCAAAGTGCAAGTGTCGACAAATAATCACGCAAATAATTGTGTAAATAAAAACTATACGGGTTATAACAAGGCGATTGTTGTTGGATTAAACGATTTTTTTAGAAGGGACGATACCTATTGTTTTACAGAGCCCAAAAAACACATGGGAGTTTTTAATGGCATTTTGACAGGTCAGTGTTGTGAAATTACAGAATATTCAGACGATAAAGAGACCGCTGTCTGCAATTTGGCTTCTATTGGACTGCCTTCTTTTGTCAATATAGAAACTCGGTGTTTCGATTATGATAAGCTGCACGCGGTAACTAAAGTAGTAACTAACAACTTAAATAAAGTAATTGATGTTAATTTTTATCCTACTGAAAAAACCAAAATAAGTAATTTTAGACACCGACCAATTGGCATTGGGGTTCAAGGTCTTGCCGATGCATTTATTTTGTTAGATATTGCATTTCATTCAGATGAGGCAAAAGAAGTAAACAAACTAATTTTCGAAACCATGTATCATGCGGCTCTAGAAAAAAGCAATGAGCTAGCTTATGATCGATCCGAAAAAGGCAAAAACGATTTCCTCTTTTTAAAGTCTCAATTGGAAAAAGATACTTTACATTTTTGTGACCTGAATGATTGCATATTTACTAAGGAAGAGATCGAAAAACTAGATGAAGACAGATGTGGTTCATATAGTTCATTTATTGGTAGCCCAGCATCACAGGGTATTCTACAGTATGATATGTGGTCCAGCTTCGCCGGATTATCAGAACGATATGATTGGGTCAAATTAAAGCAGTCCATTGTAAAACATGGTCTACGCAATTCGCTTCTCATTGCTCCGATGCCAACAGCATCTACGTCACAAATTCTTGGATTCAATGAATGTTTTGAGCCGCTAACTAGTAATTTATATTCTAGACGGACTCTGGCTGGCGAATTTGTAGTTGTAAATAAATATTTGATGAATGAGCTAATTGCACTAGGACAATGGAATGAACAAATAAAAAATAATATAGTCGCAAACAAGGGATCTATTCAACAACTAACAAATTTATCAGAACACTTGCGAAATAAATATAAGATTGTTTGGGAGATACCGATGAAACATTTGATAGATATGTCGGCGGACAGAGGCGCGTTTATTTGTCAAAGTCAAAGTTTGAATTTGTGGATGGAAGATCCGGTGTATAATAAGTTGACATCGATGCACTTTTATGCCTGGTCTCAAGGGCTAAAAACAGGGATCTACTATTTACGCAGAAAGGCGAAACATCAAGCACAACAGTTCACGATTGAACCGGAAAAAAAGACGACGGTTACAGAACAAGAAGATGAAATATGCGAGATGTGCTCTGCCTAAGATTCCACCGAAAAGAGTTTTGCTCGACAAAAGAGTTTATAATCTTTTTAATATTTGAATATAATATTATAACGTTCTTTATTATCTAATTTTGTTCTCTTTTTTAAAAATTCAAAATACTTTTTTGATATGCTATATTGTTCTGGTTTTTTATCTTTCAATACTTCCAGACGGACTTTCATAATCATTCCTACTTGCCATATTCGTTTATGTGAATATTTTTTATTTTTATACAATTTTTCAAGCTTATCGATTGTATTTTTAACATCTTGTGTTGTTGTGTATTTAATATGGATTGTGTCTTTTGGGTTTTTATCTATATAAACATCGAAAGATTTCTTTGGATTTTTAGGGTTATATAAAAACCTTTTTTTAGTTTTTGGTTTTGTTTTTGTCCTTTTTTTAATTGTTTTCATAATAATATAACTATTTATATTATTATATGAAAATGCTCAGTATCATATAAAACATACGCAAGTTGAATAATACTAGGCCATTTAACTAACAAAGTATTCCACTTAGAATTCTTTTTTACTGTTTTCCCATATTGTTGTTCCAGGAATATAAGGAGCTCTATCACTTGTTTATCACTTGTTTATCACTTGTTTATCACTTGTTTATCACTTGTTTCCGTATCAAATGCAAGGATTTTAACCATTTATATAATGAGATAAAAAATTTAAATATGATGTAAAATGCCTTGTGTTCGTAAACTTAATAATACAGCGGTTACTACAATTATTGTAATTCCACCTATAGCAATTGTATCTCCTAATGTATCACTTTTATTATCAGAAGAAGAAGCAGAAGCAGAAGATAATTTTATTTTTCCAGATCGAACCAATGAACGTGCTCCATCTATTAATGAAGCAGAATTAATTGATGAATTTGAAGAAGAACCCTTTCCCTTGTTATTCTTTCGTTTAGTTTTTCTGGGCATTACTAGATATATTTTAATGATATAATTTATTTATTAAACTTTTATATTAATTTTAATAAATATACTTTATACTTTTATAGTTTTACATATAAGTTTTACATATAATTTTTACATATTCCAAAGGTCCTACGATGCCACTTTGTAATACCATATGTTTTTATACCATCCATATGTTTTTTAGATCCATATCCTTTATTGGAATCAATCCCATATCGTTCGATTAACTCCGGATTTTCTTCACACAACTCATGAATATATTTATCTCGTTCTACTTTGGCTAGAATAGATGCTGCCGCAATTGATGTAAATTTATTGTCCCCGCCTTCAACCGTTTCATAGTTTATATGAACCAGCTTGGTCTTGTCTTTGTTTAAAATAGTTAGTTGCTTGAAGTAATTACCGTCAATCAAAAGTAACAAATTATTATAATTTTGACCAACTGAAACACCTTCTAGTTGTTCTAATTGTTTTATAACGCTTTTAATTGCCTTGTGCATCGCTGACTGAGTTGCCTGCAGAATATTTATTTCATCAATTACTTTTTCGTCTTCATATTCAACTGCCCAACAAATCGCATGCTGTTTAATGTATTCAGCTACTTCTTGAATTTTTTTCGAATTTTTAGATGTAAATTTTTTACTATCTTTCATTTTAAAATGATCGAAACTGTCATCTTTAGGTAAAATAACTGCACCGCTATATACTCTTCCTAACATAGGACCTCGACCTGCTTCATCTGCGCCAATTTCCATGAAACCTTGTTCATGCATATATTTTTTAAGAAGACAAACAGGTGTTGCTTTGATTATGCTTGTGCTTATACTTATATCTTCTTCGACTAATATTACTACCTCTTTTGCTTTTTTGACCCTAGGTTTTCTAGTTTTTTTTAAAGGTTCAATAACGATTTCGTTTTCTTTTACTTTTACTTCAGATTCGTCATCAGAATCGTCGATAATTTGGACACAGTTGTATTGATTGTTAGACATATTAGTATATTAATGCAAATATTTATATCTTTTAAAAACAAATCAATTTTTTTATAAATAACTTTTTTCACTATATAAATTATACAATGAACGGTGAAATCTTATTCCTTTTTGTCATATTATTATTAGCATTAATATTATGCACCTATTTAGGAGGCGATGATTGTATCAATAAACGCATTGAAGGCATGACGTCTTATTCTGGATCAACTAGTAATGCTAGTTCGACTGTATATGTAGCCGATAATGGCGCTACAGCTAGAATTACAACTGGTCCCAACGGAACCAAAGCGCTTACTGTAAATACAGTTGACGGAAATATGAATACTTATACTACCTCTTCAGGTGGTGACATAAACAGTTATTATGCATCCAATGGAAATGGCGGCACTGCTGTTTTAACCACAGATTCAAATGGTTCGGCTGTGCTAACGGTTACGGAATCCGATGGAACAAAAACTGTATTTACTATTCAAACTGGCAACGGATCTAATAACACAAACAGTTATTCTACTAATAGCTATGATAATTACAATCACTACACCGGAAATTCTCATGCTTCCATTTATTATGGTCCGGATGGCGGCACTGCAAAAATAATTGATAATGGTTCTGACGGCACTATTGTCATCACCAGAAAGGACGGCACGACTGAAATATATTATATCGATAATAACAATTCAGACACTACTACCTATGTAGGACCAAATGGCGGCACTGCTAAAATGATAACAGATTCTAATGGCAAGTCCGCGGTCGAAATTACGGGACCAAATGGCTCTAAAATTGTTTACACAGAAGACAACACCTATACTTACAACGACAATACAGGCGATGTTGACCAATATTCGCACTATAATGGTTACAATAATAATGGATACAATAATGTGGATACTAACACCTATTATGGCCCTGCTGGTAATAGCGTAAATACGGTTACGGGACCTAATGGAAACACTGCCGTCGGAGTTAATAATAACTCTGGCGTATATAACAACTCTTTGCCTGCCGGTGTTTCGCGAAATCAGATCCCAGCTGGACAAGAGGACTTGTATATTTTGAAGTCGCAGGTTGTGCCTCCGGTTTGCCCTCCGGCTCAGGCTGTAAATTGTGACCATAAAGATAACGATATTAGTAAGTGTCCTGCATGTCCGTCTTGTTCTCGCTGCCCAGAGCCTGCATTTAGTTGCGCCAAAGTACCTAACTACAAAGCATTCAACCAAGATTACATGCCAGTCCCAGTTCTAAACAGTTTCAGCACATTCGGAATGTAAATATAATACTAGTAAATACTATTTAAATACAAATTCTAATATAATATATAATCAAAATTATAATGGAAGAAACAGATGAAGAAATATGGAAGCCAATTACTGATTTCCCAAATTATGAAATCAGCTCAAAGGGACAAGTGAAAAGTAATTATAAGAATATAATAATGAAACTACAAAAAAATTATGCAGGTTATTTAAACATATCATTAATATCGTTCACAAACGATATTCGTAAAAGTGTTAGTTGTAAAGCTCATAGATTGGTTGCAAAAGAATTTATAGATAATACAGAAAATAAACCAACAGTAGATCACATAGATAAAAATAAACAAAATAATTGCGTAACTAATTTAAGATGGGCTACTTATAAAGAACAAACTATACATGTAAATAAAGGTATCAAATTTTTTAAACCAATAAATTACAGACCAGTTTATAGAATAAATAATGAGACTAATGAAATAATTGAATTATATAAATCAATAGCTGAAGCCGCTTTATGGATTATAGACAATAAATTAACCAGTATTAAAGATAAAGATAAAAATAATATAAGCATAATTAGTAGTAAAATATGCGCAGTTGGAAACAATAAAAGACCTATAGCTTATGGGTTTAAATGGCAATATTTTTATGAAAAAAAAGATGAAAATGAAATTTGGAAAGAAATACCATTTGAAATTGTAGGTAAAAATAATTATTATGTATCAACCAAAGGAAGTTTTAAAAATAATAAAAATGTAATTATAAATGATCATAAATATAACAGCGGTTATAAACGAATTTATATAAATAATAAATCTTATTCACTTCATCGTTTAGTTGCTCTAACATTTTTAGAAAATCCAGAAAATAAAGAAGCTGTAAATCATATTGATGGCAATAAATTAAACAATGAACTAACAAATTTAGAATGGGCTACATGCTTAGAAAATAATATGCATAAAATACAAACTGGGCTATCAAATTGCACACAAAAGGTAATGCAATATGATAAAAATATGAATAAACTAAATGAATTTTATTCTATAGTTGAATGTTCTGAATTTTTAAATATTAGTGCCAGTTGCGTGTCTGATAACTGTAGAGGTAAAACGCAAGTTACAAAATGCGGTTTTTTATTTAGATATGCAGAATAAATAAAAAAATTGATTTAAATATTATTAAGTATTTAATAGTATTAATAATATTTAACAAAATGGTATTCATATACATATTACAATTACAACAAGGCAAATACTATGTTGGCAAGACAACCAACCCTTCGTTTCGAATAGATAGCCATTTTAATGCAAATGGATCTGCTTGGACAAAAAAATATGCGCCTATTAAAGTATTAGAACTTATTCCGGACTGCGATGATTATGATGAAGACAAATATACTAAAATTTACATGGACAGATATGGAATAGATAATGTTCGTGGCGGATCTTTTGTTCAAGTAAAATTAGATGAAGCTACAATAAATCATTTAAGTCAGATGAGCAACGGTACAAATGATAAGTGCTTTACTTGCGGGAAATCAGGACATTTTGCTCGAGATTGTAATGAAGAAGTTGAAGAAGAGTATGTTTGGTGCTGTTCTTATTGTGATAGAGAATTTGAAAGTGAACGAAAAGCTTCAGACCATGAAAGTAGATGTAAAAAATCTAAACCAGATGGCAAGTGCGACTGTCCTTCCTCCTACTTTTCACCACACCGAAAAAGCAGATGTTTTCTAAAACAAATGATAGAAGAAAGTGACGAAGAAATACAATGTTGTTACAGATGTGGTAGAGAAGGGCATTATGCAAATACATGTTATGCTTCAAAACATATAAAGGGTTATTATTTAAAATAAGCGTCATACTCTTTCTTATTGAATCTTAATATTGTCGAACTCTATTTAAATACAAATTCTATTATAATATATAATCAAATACTAATGTAATCAATAAATAATTGAAATAAATTTATTATAATAAGTTACCATTATTATAATAAACACTAAATAAACTCAAAGATAAATATGTCGCGACCAATAGAAGTAAATGATAAAGTATTAATACGATTTAGTATTCAAGCAGATAAAAAAGGATATACCGGTAAAACAGATTATATTATAGGAACCGTCGAACAAAAAGCGATAGATAGACATTGTTACGACCATGGTAAAGACCCAGAATATACCACGACTTACTTAGTAAAGTTTGACGAGGAATACTTTTTGGAGAGAAGCGATGAAGACAAAAAGAGATGGATTTATCCTGAGGATAAAAAATATATTACAGATTTAGTATTCTGTGAAGAAACCAATGTGTTATGCGATTCCTATTTGAAGCCAAAATCAATTTATCGTGTGTAAACGCGCTTCTTAAAAATTTACTTATTCGTTATCACTTATCTCTACTTTTAATACACTTTTCATCTATTTGCATCGTCTGTTCCTTGGTATCCTGTGGCACGATCTTAATAATACACTTAGATTTCTTACCATACAAGGGCTCAGTGCAACCCTTCTCTTTTTTTCCTTTATTTTTTCTGGTTTGTTTAGTGTATTTGAAAATGACAGGCTTCTCTTCGGTGCATCTAGCTCGAAAATGTTCATATCGTTCTCGAACATCACAATAAGTCAAATTCGACTTCTTTTTAAGCATCCGATTTACGAGCTCATGTAGTTCATACATGTATCTGGAAAAGCTCTCTCGGTTCTTCATTTCAGCCATGGTTAAAGGCAATGATTTAAAATTAGTTTTCAAATTTTGTCGACAATATTTGCAGGGTAACACGTGCTCTAGAGACAGGACAAAATCACGGTAATGAACCTTGTCTTCTTGACTCGGATTTACAGGATAGTTGAAGCTCATAGTATGCAGCGAATGCCATAAAGAGGAGCCCCAAACGCTTACCATCATGCCATCGCCACTAATAAAATCCTTTTTTATAAATACTCTTTGTTTTTGCTTCCTTGTTTTTCCATTTTTCCTTGTGCGATTCTTACGCGTGTAAGTCATAGTATATTATATTATTATATTATTATATTAATATATTTTATAAATGTCTGATCAGTCATCATTAATAATCATCGAATATGCAAAATCAACACAAAATGTATGCTTGTGCATTAGTATATCTGCATTTTTGATCCTTTTGTTTATAATGACACCGCTAAATTCCTTTATGTTGTCATCTATTTTTGGCAAAGTAATTATTTTGACACTTTTAGGATATACTGTTTTCTATAATGTAACTAAAACAAATAAATTCGCTAAAAATTTTAATCTAGATTTAACCTCAGGCGATTGGGGTCCAATAAAAACAAATATTGCATGTAGTTATGTTTTTACGGGGTTTTTGTTAGTTTTAATGTTGGCTGTATTTCAGCAGTTATTCTAATTACAGACTTGTAATGTTGTGCAAATTCCGATTTAATCTTAATTAATTTATGATAATATTCTGAATCATTTTTGCAATCTTTTCTACTAACAATATGAAGTCTTCCACTAATATCTCTAACTAACATTAATTCTATAATAATATAGAAAACTATATTTATATTCGTTTAAAAGATATTGTAATTTATTCTTATTTAATATATATAATGCAAGCAAATACTATGGCTAGTTCGTCTATGAGTGGTGGAAATATGCAAGAAATGGCAAAAAAGGCGATTGAGACTGCCATGGAATATAAATTGGTTATATTAGCAGTTATTGGATTTTCTATTTTAGGATATTTGATTTTCACTCAGTTTTTAAATAAAGATACTGTATTTAATGCAAATAGAGAACAAGGCACAACAGATCCCAATTCAAATAAAACAGCTGAAATGATGTTATTTACTGTTGATTGGTGCCCTCATTGCAAAACAGCAAAGCCCGAGTGGGAGAATTTAAAATCAGAATATGAAGGAAAACAAATCAATGGTTACAATCTTAAATTCACAGAATATAATTGCACTGCAGAGAGTGCTGAAAATGATGAACTCATGAATAAATACAAAATTGAAGGATATCCTACAATTAAATTATTGAAAGGCAATGAGGTCATTGAGTATGATGCAAAGCCAACAAAAAGCACTATGGAGCAGTTTTTACACACGGTTCTCTAACGATTTTACACACGGTTCTCTAAGGTTATCTAAGAATAGATTGGCATCATTAATTCCTTTATTTATCCAGTCTCTGCGCATATCTATGCTACTTAAAGATTTTTGTATTACATCCATTGTCAAAAAATTGTCATCATTGATGCATTCGACTTGATTTTTTATTGTTTTATGTTTTAAAGTTTTATATATGTAGTTCATTGCATTCATAAAAAATCCAATTGATAAATCAATTACAGAAGAGTCGTCTGTTATGGTATTATTTTTATAAGCATCTGGTTTTAAATAATCCCTAAAAAAGGTTACTCCAAGTATTTCATCTGGATTTTCATGATCTTGTAAACAATAAGAAAGAGGATAATTTGCCATTACTCCGCCATCTATATAACATCCATCTTTTAAAATAGTTGGCGTAAAAACACCAGGCAATGCACTCGACATAAATATAGCTTGTATTAAAGAAAGATCTGGATGAGTTTTATATGATATATCGGCAACTTCAAATTTATTGAGCTCAAAAGCATATAAATGGAATTCTATTTTTGAATATTCATAGAATTCTTTTAAGGTAATATTTAGCGACAAATCTTTTGCTTCTAATAAAGGTTTAAATGTTATTTCAATAATTTTTTTATCAAATAACCCTTTGTTGTAAAATGCATCAAAAATTTGTTTGCCGTTCAATTTAAATATATCATGCCATGGTCTTTCTATGACATATGTATTTATTGTTAGCCAATCGTATTTAAGACAAATAATTGCAGCAATAAATGTTCCAATAGATGTAGCGTAAATACTTTCAATATCTTCCATTTTCCAAAAATTTCGCTCGTTTAATTGTTCTAATGCACCTAAAAATTGAAATCCAATAGGGCCTCCACCTGAAATAACTAAATGTTTTATCGGCATTATCAATAAATATACAAATATATTTAAATTATTGTATTTTATTGTATTTTATTGTATTTTATTGTATTTTATTGTATTTATTGTATTTTATATAAAATATAAATCATAAATTTATTTTATTCATTTGTATTAATGGCAAACATATTTTCTCTAGAAAATTTCTCGGATTTTTCTGAGAAAATTAATATAGACGATCTTTACGAGAAAAAGCGTCAATTAGATGTAAGTAAATTAGAATTATTCAAAAAAATATTAAATCGTATCCATGTAAGAATTAAAACAACTGCAAGACAAAATATCGAGGATAAATTTTGTTGGTTTGTTGTTCCAGAAGTAATTATAGGAATTCCAAAATATGATCAAGCTGCATGTATTGCATACATTATGGATACTTTACAAACAAATGGATTTCAAGTTCGGTATTTCCATCCAAATACGATTTTTATTTCATGGAATCACTGGGTTCCATCTTATGTGAGAACAGAAATTAAGAAAAAAACTGGAATTGTAATTAATGAATATGGTGAAAAAATAAAAGATGATAATGCTCAAGAAGATGCTTTAGAGCCATCTTTACACAACTTGGATATTCAACAAATCAAAAATAGTAAAAAGTATACGCCAATTGATTCATACAAGCCATCCGGTAAATTAGTATATAGCGAAGATCTATTAAACAAAATAGAGAATAAAATGGAAAACAAATAACAAATAACAAATATTTAATATTTAATTAATATATATCTAAGTATGAATACAAAACGACATAAGCTAATAAATTCAAAAACTAAAACTATAAAATGTAGACCGAGCCAGAAGCAATTGCAAGTTTATTGTCGAGAAGCCGCCAACACATTTAACCAATTTGAGCATTCATTTGATAAAATAGAAACCGGTAATTTTGAACGTGAATTGGTAAAAATGTTTAAGATACCATTTTCCCCGTCTAAGTATACACCTAGAAATGATTATTATACATACATTAACTACCAGTGGATGGCTAAAAAGGGTGAAGAGATCAAAAAAGAACAAAAATACTATGTTCAAGTAGATAGTTTTCGAATCGGTCAAGAAAAAGTATACTATGAGCTCATTGACATTGTAAAAGACTATATAAAGAACAATGACACGCCTAGATCAAACGCTGTTAAAAATGTTTACGAGTCGTTGCTTAATTTAGATGATGCATCGACTAAACAATATGTTGGCTGGGCAGTTAATCGTATAGATGAAATTTTTGCTTCTAATTCCGTGTATAGAATGTTGGCAGAAATAAATCAAAATGAAATTATTGCGTGGGGATCGCCAATTGTTTGGTCTGTCATGCCTGATGAAAAAAATTCAAAAATATTTCGCAGTTATATTTCTGCACCTCAGCTTACTGCGTATGATTATGTAATATATATTGAAGATACCAAAGAAGACCAAGACACGCAAAAATACAAGAAAATGTTTAAACAAAAGTATTTAAAATTTATAGAAGATATATTTGACGCATGTCTTGGTGCAAATCATGGTCTAAAGGCGTCGGACGTGTGGGACGTAGAATACGATATTTTAGGTGCGTTAGGATGTAATACAATCAAAAAAGATGATGAAAATGGATATAATGTCGTAACTAAATCGGAATCTATCAATAAATGTGGATTAGATTGGTCTGAATTAGCTACAGAAATTGGTTACAAACCAGAAAACATTCCTGATAAATATATTTGCAGCAGTTTAAATTATGTTAGTTGCATGATGAAATTACTAACAAAAGACGATACATGGAAAAGTAAAAAATGGCAAACATATTATTACTATATTGTTTTTAGGCAATTAATCAGATTTCATAGTAAATGGCGATTCATATATTACGAATTTCATGGTAAGTTTGTAAAGGGGCAACCGATTCCTTGGCCTAAAGAAATTTACCCTGTTTTTGGCTTATCTCTTTGTTTTAATAATCTTTTATCCAAAGAATATATTGAACGAAATAAAAAGCAGCAGCATATTGATTATGTTAAAAATATGGCAGAAGATTTGCTTACCGTTTATAAGCGAATTATTCGAAGAAACACATGGCTATCTCCCAAAACAAAAAAATACGCGTTACAAAAGTTAGATCATATTCATTTAATTGTAGGAAGTCCTGATATTTTAAGAGAAGACCCGCTATTAAGTTATGAAAAAAAAGGCGCATATCAAAATTTGAAAAAAATTGCTGTTTGGCGCACGAAGAAGCTCATAGAATTGGATGGAAAATCTTCCGATATTGATGTTCCAGTTATCGATTGGTGTGAATTTAAGCTAGTCGGGAAGCAACCGTATGTAGTTAACGCGTATTACACGCCCTCAGAAAATTCCATTTATATACCTTTAGCTTATTTACAGAAGCCATTTATTGATTTAGAAGAACGAGGAATCGAATATAATTTAGCGCATGTAGGTTTTACTTTAGGACATGAGATGTCGCATTGCTTAGATGATTTAGGAAGTCAATATGATTACAAAGGTAATTTGCATAATTGGTGGACAAAGACAGATCGTGAGAAATTTAATCGAAAGGTTAAGGATGTTATTAAACAATACGAAACATTTGCAGGATACGATGGAATAAAAATGGATGCTTCGTTGAGCACCGGCGAGAATTTAGCAGATATTTCTGGTTTAGCAATTTGTGAAGAATATTTAAGAGATTTTCAATTAAAGAATAGCGATGAAATTCCTATTTGCGCGTTGTCATTTCATGCATTCTTTACTTATGTTGCGATTCAAGCGCGTCAAAAAATATTTGATGAAGCTATTAAGGCTCAATTAAAAACAAATCCGCATCCAATGGACAAATATAGGACAAATTGCCCTTTGGCTCGTCTAGAATTGTTTAGGAGTTTGTATAATATTAAAAAGGGAGATAAAATGTATTGGCCTTCGACGGATACAATTTGGTAAATGTAATGACCAAAGTGAAACGACCTAATAAAGTGAAACGACCTAATAAGTGAAACAACCAAAGTGTAATGACCTAATCAAAATATATATTTTAGGAATATATTTAAGTCAAAATATTTATAATTACAATTAATTGATCCATATTTTAGCAAAATTTTATTTTTTTTTGTTAAGATAATATATAAAATGTCTGGAATGTCAAAAGCTCAACGAAGATCTAGATCTCAACGAAGATCTCAACAAGGAGGACGTAGGCACCGTCGCAGTGCTTCCGCGTCAAGAGGAAGAAGTGCTACTGCACAACGAGCCAGAACCATGAAGCGCGCTGCATCTCGCGGGGCTTCTCAGGCTGCTCAACAAGCTAAGTCTGCCGCCCAACAGGCCTCCAAGGCTGCTCAACGCGCTGCTCAGGCTTCTCGAGGATCTCAGGCTGGTCGCAGTGCGGCTGCTGCTAAGCAAGCTCAAAAAGCGGCTCAGCGTGCTGCCACAGCTTCTCGTCAGGCTGGCCAAGCTGCTCAACAGGCGGCTCAGGCTCAACGCATGTAAATGCAACTATAAAACGCAACCATTTAGATAATAATTTATTCAGTAAATTATTATTAATACCATTAGTTCTTATCTTTTACCTTTTTTTGTTCGATTTATGCATTGTTTTCTTCTTCGTTTACTTTTACCTCCAGTAGTTACATTTGGCTTTTCATTTGGCTTTTCATTTGGCTTTTCATTTGACCCTTGACCCTGCACATTTGCCATTTCATTTGCCCCTTGACCCTGCACATTTGCCATTTCATTTGCCCCTTGACCCTGCACATTTGCCATTTCATTTGTCATTTCATTTGCCCCTTGACCCTGCACATTTGTCATTTCATTTGACATTTCATTTGCCATTTCATTTGTCATTTCATTTGACCCTTGACCCTGCACATTTATTTTAATCTTAACCTGAGGTTGTTCTACTTGTATCACAGGTTGTATCACTTCTATTTTTTCTTGTTCTTTCTGAATTTTATCTTCTTCATTTATAATCTTTTCCTTTTGTTTTCGAATTTTTCTATCTGCAATTTCTTTTAATTCTTTTAGCTCGGCTGGTTTAGGAATTTCTTCTTCCGTAACAAGTTTCTCCCTATTATTTTCCATTGTTTGTATTTGACTTTTAGATGTTTCTATTATTTTTTTATCGACAATCGCTTCATATAATTTTATTCCATTTGCAAAATCAGTTTCACATGTTAAATATAATTTGATTATAATCGCTCTAGTTTCAATAATAACTTCTTGTAATAAGTCTTCTGATAGCTCAGGATTAATCCTTATTATTTTTTTATTTGTCTGAGGATCCGTCATGTAAACAAATAATTTATTTAAAACATCCAATAAATATTCTTGATTTGTGTTTGCTTTATTTAACATTTGTTTCAAATTTTCTGCATATTGTTTAAATAAATCTTCTTCTAATGTCCCGCTCACTCTAGTATCATAAGGCGCATTTTCTCCACGACACTTTGACTTTTTATTATAATCTTTTAGTTTAATGTCGCCGAATTTTTTTATATTTTCAGGCATCGGTAAATTATTGGTTTCGGCAAAAACATTATAAAAGTTTTTCAGATTCTCATTAAATATGAGTTGGGTTTCAGGCTTCATACCTTTGAATTTTCCTGTTTCATAATCATATTCGTCGTCATAATATAATTCCATTAATTCAGGAATACCTGGTTCATCGTCCAAGTCCTTTAAATCATCATTATCGTCATAATCTTTTTTGGCTTTTAAATTAAAGGAGCACATTTTAGGATGTATATTGATTTCAGTATTATTTTCTAAATCATCGGAAAAATTTGCATTAGAATCTCGTTTTAAAGCATCAATGCGATTATCGCAAATATTTAGCTTTAAAATTTCTACCTCGGTGCCTTTAGGTATTTTATTTCTGTTGTAAATATCCGCTTTTACGGTATTACCATCCTCATCTTTATATACATAGACCGGATTTATAGTTGTTAATATGGTTGCAAAAACATGCGCGATCTTTATATAAAATTTAGCAATACCTAAACAGACACGTCTTTTTTTTATTGGATTTTTGATATCTAAATTTAATAGTTCATCTTTGTCAAAAAATATTATTTTATCTTTTTTGTAAACTTTTTCACCTTCGCCTTGTCCAGTTTCGCCTTTTTCTAAGCCTTGTCCAGTCCTTATATTTTCCGCTAAATAAGTAATTTGTATATCTGTAAAATATCTTTCGATGATATCTGAAGTCAAAATAACTAGTTTATCGCAATATTCAATGTCATATAATTTTCTTAAGCTTTGAAAATCCATAGTTAAAATATAATAAGTTGCAATGTAATCTATAATTTGTCTAACAGATGCCGGTTTTAATTTTTTTGTATCCGTTTCTTCATTTGTATTTGTAAATAAATTAGATATCTGGTTTCCCATTTAATTATATATTATAACTATTTTTAAATGTATTAAAAACTCTATTTAAAAATGAAATTGAAAAATGAATTGAAAAAATAGTTAATAAAATTGATTTAAAAATTTCTTTTCTTATATGATGAATAAAGAAAGACAATGTTAACAACTATCAATGAATCTAATGAATCCAATGAATCTTCTAATAAAAGTGCAAGATCAGGCACAAAAAGTAAAAAAAATAAATCTGTAATATCTAGTTCAAATAAAACAGAACTATGGTCTCTATTTGAGTCTGAAGTCGTAAATCCAGATAAACAAAAAGATCCATTAGAATGTTTATATCGCACTGTCGGTGACCGAGAAAATTGCGAGATGTGTCATGCATCCTTAGCATACGCAGATGAAGGTTTCTTGACTTGCACAAATAATAAATGTGGAATCATATACAAAGATATGCTAGATCATTCGCCCGAGTGGCGATACTATGGAGCGGATGATAATCAAAATTCGGATCCTACACGCTGCGGAATGCCCATTAATCCTTTATTAGAAGAATCATCGTTCGGATGCAAAGTTCTATGCCTAGGCAAATCATCTTATGAAATGCGTAAAATACGACGCTACACGGAGTGGCAATCGATGCCATACAGAGAAAAAGCGCGATACGAAGAATTTCAGCGCATCACGCTTATGGCGGCAAATGCAGGCATTCCAAAACTTATTATCGATCAAGCCATACTGTATCATAAAAAAATATCAGAACATGAACAGACATTTCGAGGCGATAACAAAGATGGACTCATTGCTGCGTCCATTTACATATCATGTAGGATCAATAATTACCCAAGAACCGCTAAAGAGCTGGCAACCATCTTTCATTTGGATGTGACTAGCGCAACCCAAGGCTGTAAAAATGCACAGGTTATTATTAATCATTTAGAAAAAGATATGAATAATAATGAGAAAACCTCGTTCTGTAAAACGAAGCCGGAAGCATTTATTGAGCGTTACTGTAGCAAGCTGAATATCAATACGGAACTGACTAAATTGTGCCAATTCATTGCAATTAAAATAGAAAATAAGGATATGATGCCGGAAAATACGCCGCATTCGATCGCAGCGGGTGTCGTTTATTTCATATCACAATTGTGCAAATTAAATGTTAGTAAGAAGGATGTGAAGACGATTAGCGAGATTAGCGAGGTTACTATTAATAAGATCCATAAGAAACTGGAAATATTGCAGGTCGAATTGGTTCCTGCGGTAATTTTAGAGAAATATAAATAGATTATTTGTTTAGATTTGTTAGTTTGGTCGTTTGTTTAGATTTGTTAGTTTTATTATTTGTTTGGATAATGTATGAGTGAACCGGTTGAAAACAAAATATGTGAAGGAACTAATGGAACTACTGGAACTAGTGGAAGTAACCTAAGATGCTTATATCAGGCATTAAATAAATCAAAAGATATAAACAAAAATAAACAGATTTTAAAAGATATACTAAGTGTTTTGACATATCCACAATCTGCAGGTGACAAATATAAACTACGTGCAAATGACGATGTTAGTAGAATATATTTGTTACTAGAAAAAATTGATGAAACCACACAAAATAAAACATATAAGATTAAGGTAAAAGGCAAAGATATTTCGTTAACTAAAAAAACTGATAATGATAAAATTTTTGTATCAGATTTAAATGAAGAGTATATTCTAACTGAAGATGGCCTGATGGTTTTACATGACGAAAACCCTTATAAACTAATAACAACCGATCAAAATGGTATTACAACATATAAAATAATTTTAAATAACTCAGCAATTACTTTGGATAAAATATCTACAGATACTTTTGTTAAACTTAGTAATCCTAATCCAGCCCCATTTACTTGTGACAAAAATGTGAACCCGTCTACTTGGCGCATACCCGATGGACAATTTAATTCTTTAATTAATCAACTAAAAACTGTTGCTACTGATAACAAATTTAATTTTGATCAAAATAACGCTATAAAAAAATATATTTTGGAAAGAAGTCAATGTAAATATAACAATGGATTAAAGTCAAACATATCATCAGGATATAAAAATTTTATTTATTGGCGGAATAATGGCGGCAAAAAGACTCGAAAATATTGCAATAAACAAAGAAAAACAAGGAAAGCAAGAAAGACAATGAAGCCAAGGAAAGATCGTAAGAAGAAGAAATATAAATCTAAAAAATACAAATCTAAGAAACAAAATTATAAATAATTATTTTTATTTAGATAATATATAGATGTCTTTTTTAAATCCTAAAACTGGTGGATATATAGTTGGAACTGCTGGTCTAATAACCGTTGCTACAATAATATATATGTGGTATGATAGCAGTTCTACTTTTAAAGAATCTGTAAGACACCCTACTGCAGCTTGGAATGCATTTACTGAAAATAGCCGCGCACCGTCTCTTTTAAAACAAGGATCTTCTTCTTCTGTTTCTAATGCTGTTTCTGATTTAGTTTCTGAAACATCCGCCGTATTTGGAAGTAATAGTAGCGGTAGCAAAGGAGGTGGTTCCAAAAGACGATGCAAAAAAGGAGGTAAAAGAAAAACCAAAGGTCGAAAATAAATAGCTTATTTATTATATTTATATTTAGAAGAAAATCCTTTATAGGCTTTTCTTGTAATCCGTCTATTAGTTTTTCTTCGTTTTCTAAGTGTTTGTCTTCGTTTTTTAAGTCTTTTTGTTTTTCTTTTTGTTTTTGTTTTTGTTTTTGTTTTTCCTCCTATTTTGGGATCTAGAAATGGAGATTCTGGTTTTATTTTCTTACTTGATGTTGCACCTGTTGTATCTGCTTCTTCTACTGCTTCTTCTACTTCTACTGCTGCTTTTGTTGCATTGATTGAACGCTTATACGCTTTTTTTTGTTCTAATTTGTAGATTTTATACTCTTCGTGTTCCTTTTTTATAAAAGGTAAAATACTCCTCAATATTGTTGGATCGGTAAGCCAACCATAAAATTTCTCAATATCTATATCAATTTGTTTTTGTTTTTTTGGGGGTAATTCGTCGTACCTTAATTTGGATTTAAAATTATCAATATTTAACAGATGAATATGGTCGACAATTTTTTTTAAATTTTCGATAACAACATCATCGCTACCGTGTATGTAATGATCAAAATTAGAAATATTTGCTCGTATTTGTTTAATCGAAAGTCTTGGCACTGTTTTACTTTTACCAAAATCTATTATAAACACCTTAAAAGCCGTCATATTTTTAGTCACGTTGTCGTCGTCGTCAATAGATATGGCTGCGGATACTGCTGTTGATGAATCAGAGTCAGAGTCAGAATCAGAATCAGAATCAGAATCAGAATTAGAGTCAGAATTAGAGTCAGAATTAGAGTCAGAATTAGAGTCAGATCTAGAGTCAGATGTATCTGATACCGCTTTTTGGTTGAGTTTTATTCTCATAATGTTATCACCATGCTCATCGCCGTGTATAATTCCATTATCGGCTAATATTATCAAATAATATGTCCTCGGGCTAACATCTGTAATAATTCATTTCGTAACTTGGGTTTACTACGATTAAGGACGGCAATAATATATGTTGAATCAAGAACTTCTCCACAAGGAACGCGTATCAGGTGAGAAAATACATCATTCGTTGTTTGTGCATTTTCAAAATATTCCATTACTATTATGCCTATGTCACAAGTTAAACTGGTTTTTGGGATAGTTTTTCCGTCTTTTGTAAAAAAGACAGGTAAAATGACATATCTGTCGGTTGCCTTCCTTATATCGCTATATAAAATGGTTGGCGCTATAGGCATATCGTCTTGGCTAAAAATGGTTTGAATTTGAATTTCTTTTAAAAATGTTTCGCGGTCTGTTCCCTCTATGTCTTTACGAATACTACTACGATTGCTATCAGTAGAATCATAATAATAAAGATTTCCTTCAATCTCATCGATTATTATTTCTTTTATTAAAATCTTGCGAATTTCGGTATGATCTTGTCTTTTGTATGGTGATACTATACCGTCACGCAGTGTTGCAATATATGTCAACGAAGATCCTCCTCTGTTTAATCGATCAACTCGTGAATTATTTAAAAAATTATCATACTTATTGATCATAATATATAATAGTATATAATATATTCGTTTTTGTAAAAGAATTATAATGCTCTTATAGGGTATGTCTGCTTTTTCTGCCGCTACTCTCGCTAACGCTTCTGCTGTCGCTATCCCTAAAGTCGTATTTGTCGTGCCATACAGAAACCGACCTCAGCACAAATTCTTCTTCTCCAATTATCTAACATCCATTCTAAAGGGTTCCGAAATCGAATCCAGTTATGAAATCTATTTCGGCCATCAATGCGATGCCAGAGCATTCAACCGCGGAGCAACCAAAAACATTGGATTCCTTGCAGTAAAACAAAAGTATCCAAACGATTATCAAAATATGACATTTGTTTTCAATGATATCGATACCATTCCATTTAGCAATATTTTTGATTACCGAACAACTTCTGGAACCGTAAAGCACTTTTACGGCTTTCAATATGCTCTCGGTGGTATTGTCGCGATGACAGGAAAAGACTTTGAACTTACTAACGGTTACCCTAATTTCTGGGGATGGGGAATGGAAGACAATGTATTGCAAAAGAGATGTGAATCGGCAGGGCTAATCATAAATAGAGATCAATTCTATCCCATCGGCAGTCCGGATATTTTACAGCTTTTTGACGGTGTATCTCGGCTAATTAACAAGAAGGATCCTTGGAGAGCTACGCATGATAATGGCATCGACGGTTTACAGACGATTCATAAGCTTTTATTTTCAATAGACCCGGAATCAAAAAATCCATTAGACAATATTCATACTGTTAATTCAGACAAAATATTTGTTATTAATATTGATACGTTTATGACTGGAAACAGATTTGAACATGATAATTATTTTCAATATGATTTGCGAGAACCAGCTAGAAAAATAATACATCCTGATAAGGTAAAAACAACTAAAATATCAAATACGATTGATGATTGGTCAAAAATACCATTTTACCCTACTGCAGCAAAAAAACAGGAAATGATACAAGAATATGGAAAGGCAAAAGCGGAGGAAATTATTGAATATAGTTACAACAATTCGACTGATCCTACCGTTGCTGTAATGCCTCCTAAGCCGCCTTTAAACCAGTCTTTAAAGACTCCGAATAATACCGCATCATTGGCTCAGATACAGCAATATAATCAGTTAATGCAGCAATTTAATTCTAAAACACGTATTATACCGCAGAATATTAATAAATTTTCTCCAGCTTATTCGCGAATTATTGCGGCGAAACCAAGGGCGACCGCGTCTGCGAATATTCGATTGGGTGGGGTATACTAAATCCACCTTTACCTTAAGATGGGCTTTGCCCATCCAAAACAAAGGTTTTGCGAAGCATTACAAAGGTTTTGCGAAGCTAAAGTCGGATCAAAAGTTTTTTAAAGTCGGATCCTAGTTGGGACTCGGAACCAAATATTGTTCAAAATAAGCATAAGGAATATTGTATTGTATTTTTATTTTTTCAGCTAACAATAAATTTATGGCGTCTCTTTTGAATTTTAATATAGTATTGATTTCATCGATGATATTGTGAAATTTTGCTGCAGGCGACCAATTTACGCTACAATTATACGAATAACAGCACAAGCAATCTTTTTTCCTCCATTTTTTGACCATCTCCTTTTCAAATTCTCCCCGCATCTGTAAAATATCTGAATAGGTATATCCATTAATATAAATCTTTGGCGGATGGAATGGGAAATTTGATGGTATTATAAATTTATAGGTGCGTTTTTTTGTATTCATAATTTCTACTATTTCTATTGATAATTTATCAGAAACTCCCTCTATAAGCACATTGTGATACTTTGTATATAGCATTTTACATTCATTTTTCATTCTATTTTTAACACATTTATTTTGAATTAGTTCCAACTGGGTATCATTCGCTTCAATATAATCATTTGTCGTTAAAAATTCCATAATATTGTATAAATAATATGGAATATTATTTTTATATAAATATAAATATAAATATATAAATATATATAAATAACTTATATCATGAATTCTATCAAGAATATATTCTACATCAATTTGGATCACCGGACCGACCGTAAAGCGCATGTCGAAACCCAACTCGCCAAAATCGGATTACAGGGTTTTCAAAGATTCAATGCAATCAAAATGGAAAATGGTGCGGTTGGTTGCAGCATGAGTCATCTCAAATTGTTACAACAATCGTTAAAATCTGGTATGGATCATGTTTTGATAGTAGAAGATGATATTGAATTTTTAGATCCAGAGCTATTTAAGACGCAATTGGATCGTTTTTTTAAAGAGCAATCTTCATGGGATGTCGTTCTTTTTGCCGGCAATAATATGCCACCTTACGAAAAGGTTGGGGACACCTGTGTCAAAGTGACGCGATGTCAGACTACGACTGGCTACTTAGTAAATGGTCACTATATTGAAAAACTAATGAACAATGTACGCACTGGTCTGACTAATTTGCTAAGAGATCCGACAAATCATACCGTTTTTGCGATAGACAAGCATTGGTTTGCGTTACAAGAAAAGGACAATTGGTTCCTAATTACGCCGTTAACGGTAGTTCAGCGGGAGGATTATAGCGATATTGAAAAAAGGGTTATTAATTATCATAGTTCTATGACGGATTTGGATAAGAAAGAATTGTTTGATAAAATCAAGGCGTATCGGGAACAGCAACAAATGCAACGAAAGTATCGAGAAATGATGGCCAAGTTTAAAGAAAGGATGAACTTGGCTTAGATTATTTTATTTTAATTTTAATTTAATTTAATTTAGGGGGGTAATGTATAGATATGGGTGAACTGAATTTTAAATTTAAATCAGGGATTGCTACAGGGAAATTGAAAAATAGTGAAATAGATTTTGGTAAAATATACGGTTATCATGGCGGGCATGGTTTGACAATACCGGAACGTCCAAAAAAAACACCAGCGGAAAAGGAAGACGATAGGATTAATTTAATAATCCAACAATTAAACGAAATGATGAATGAATATCGTACTTATAAATTAAATAAAACCAGACTTCCGGCCAAAGTGACGCAAGAACAAGATGCAGCTCATATTAAAATATTAGAAACCATTAAAACATTATTAACTGATGAAAAAATTGAGACTATTGAGATTGATATGAGCGTCCGTGAGTGTAGTAATTGGATTATAGAACCTGGCGAGTTTCCATTACTTGTTAAAGAAATAAATGCTACATTTCCTGAATCACCTTTAAGTCGTGAAAGAATAAACCAACTTTTAGAAGACAGAAATAGCGCCATACGACGTTGTGCGCGCAGTAACAGACTGCCTGGGTATACATTTGTCCCTGAAACTATTGAAACCCCGATACCATTGGCAGAATCCAATATCGTCATGGCACAAGATGTAGCCTTAGGAAATTCTCAACCGCCTCCCGAAAACCTCGATACCATGGAAGAAGCTTATAACAAGGTTTCTTTAAATGGAGTTTTAAATCCTGCTTATGATGAAGGTTCTCAAAAAGTTCATCTTAAAAGACTAAAGGACCTTTTATTAAATATTAATAATAAAACATTTGACGACTCTACTAGAGATTCGCCAAAGGAACAAAAAAAATGGTATATACCTGATGAACAATTTAATAATTTGATTTTTCGAATAGAAGAAGCATTTCCTGAACTTAAATATAACAAGGCTGCGACACCTGAATCGCAACCGAAGGCGGTAGCTTGGCGAGCCGCAACAGATAGACAACAAAAAGAAAGAAGTTATTTTAAACATGGTAGGGGTTCTGTTAGTGCTTGGTTTTCAAAGAAAACGAAAGGACTCGGCGGAAAACCAAGAAGAACTAAAAAAGGAAAGCATATGAAATATAGAAAAACCAAGGGCGGAAAGTACAGAAAAACAAGGAAAACAAAATATAAAAAGCATAGAAAAACAAGCCGTCGTTAACTAACAAAAATCAATAAAATATTTGTTAGTATCAAGATCTAACAATTTCGTTTTATAAGAGTCTGATAAATGGTATCCGGTCGCATAGTCTTCCAAATACTCGGCTTCCACTAGTTCCTTCTTTTCTTCGACTAAGAACTTCACGGCATCCTTCGATAAAAAATAAAACCGACCACTACAATATTTGGTCGCTTTTACTAACAAGTTTTGCGGCAGCTCGGCATGTATGCGATAATATTGGCTTAAATATGTTTTCTGGACATCTACAATGTGACCACCGTAATGCAATCTTGAATCAAGGTTATCGTATTTCTTATCAAGTAATAAAATAATGGTATCAAAGAATTTAATGTTAGTTACTTGTTGATCATCATCGGTTTTAAAAATGTATTTGAATTGATATGTATTAAGGATCGCTAAAAATGCCCGTATTACTTTTTTTGGTAAAGAATTGTAGTCATCTTCGACTCTAACTAACAAAATATTGTCTTTTAATAAAAACTGATAATCAGTTTCCAAATTTGGCTCGCCAAGAACATGGAAATAAAGAAGGTTGGAAGGAAGATTTGTAATCCATGTTTCTTTCTGTTTTTGCGCTTTGAAACGGTATTTTTTGCAATTGAAGATCAGAAGTAGGTAGTCTTGAATATCGGACATGTTTTATAAAAGAGCGATATATTAGACTTATTGTGAAGTCTTTAAGTTCAAAATGATTAATATATATTATGCGGCAAATATATTAATGGTATTGCTTACACTTAGCACATGTTACTACAACATAAAATCCAAATTTCCACCAACAAAATATCTTGGTTGGACTAACAATATGTTATCTATAGTAAACAACTTTAATTTAGTCATTTATACAGATAAAGATGGGTTCGACATTTTAAAGACATTATTTGTTAGTAATCCTTTAATAACTAACAAAATAGGAACAAAAATAAAGATCATTATCAAACCAATAGAAGACTTTGTCGGTTACAAATACAAAGAACAATGGCTCAAAAATCATGGCTCAAGTGCGCTCGAATTACATCAAAAGGTGGATTGGTCTTTGATCATGTTATGGTGCGAAAAAGTGCATTTCGTCAATGAAACGGTGACAAACAAATATTTTGTTAGTCCGTTTTACGGGTGGTGTGATATTGGCTATTTCAGAAATAGAAGCGATGATTCAAACACAAGCGTTTTATCAGAATGGCCGAACTCTTTGAAACTGTTGTCGCTTGAAAAAGGGATACATTATGCATGTATAGTAAACGACCAATCCATTTTTTCCAGTTTAAACCAAGATATACTTAACCATTATAAAAATAAAGATCTTAATCCTATACCAACTAACAAACTTTTAAAAAATTGTTTTGCTGGTGGATTTTTCATTATTAGACCAGCACAAATAAAGGCATTTTCAACCATTTTTGCTAATAAACTGCAATACTATTTCGACAATGAATATGTTATTAAAGACGATCAGACTATTTTGTTAGATTGCATTTTTACTAATCCCCGGCTTTTTTGTTTGCACTGGGAACAAGACGCATACTACGATAATTGGTTCATGTTTCAGCGCCTTCTTCTTCTTTGATTTTTATAGTAGGCATTTATTTCCGTTTCGAGTTGTGTTTCTTTTTTGCCTTTTGTTTCTTTTTACATTTCTTTGTTAAACAATTTGTTAGCTTTAATTTTGTAGCACGAGTATATTTTTTATTTTTATGTTTGTCTTTATTGTGGTTGTGTTTTCTTGTATATTTATGATTAATGTTTGTTCCACCATCAAGACCAGCCTCAACAATTTCAGGTGCAACTTGAGCCCTTCTTGTAAAACCAAAAAAACCAGATATACTTTTTATAAAATTATTTTTTTCTTCCTTCAGTGTATCCGCAAATGCATCCAATATTCCATCATTCTTTTTTATTGACGAGTCATATAATGTTACGACTAAACCCATTGTTCTCTTTTGAAGCGGCACCAATGTTTTTTCTAGTAATGTAACTAATTTATTAACTTCTCCAACCTGTTTTTTGGTTAGGGTATTTAAATCTCTTTTAGTCTCTTCTATGTTCAACATCTTTTTTAAAAGCTTTTTTCCAGCGGCTAAATATGCAGTAATAGAGTTTGTATTTTGAGTTTTTTCATTTATTTTAGTTTGAGCTTCTTCTTTAAATACTCTTATTTTTTTAATAAGATTCTGCGCTGAACCACGCATATCAGCTACTGCAAATTTTAATAAATAATCATCTATTTTTTCTAATTCTTCAAAAGCTTTTGAAACTCTGTCATCTAAATCCGATTGATCTTCAATATCCACAGCAGCAGGAATACCAATTAAATGCGTTTGGGCTTCTGCTATACTTATTGCATCCAAAAAATTGTTTATTTTTTCTTGAATTAGTTTTTTATTTCCTAGTTTTCCTATATTGAAACATGATAATAATACATGTATTCCCGGGATATTTCCATCTCCATCAATTAATTCATTTGCTGCTTTATCAAATTTTACTATTGGTGAATCAAAATCTGGTATTGCTTGTATATAACGATCGTCGCTCAGTTTTTTATAAACAATCTGTTCTGGTAAAACATACGGTCTAGGGCTATGTCTTTTAATACCCGGAGTGGCTTCAAAATCATCAACATACTCTTTTATGTCACTTAGTAATTTTATAGAAACAGCAGGATCCCTTAAATTTCCTTTAGAAAAATCATCTAAAAATTTATTTTTTCTTGCAGATAAACCATTTAATGTAGTAATAGTGTCGATTTCATCTTGATATCCTTTAGTCTTTATTTGATAATTATATCTTAGAGTTTCTTGAATGCAATTTAATTTAGATACACAATCTCTTCCAATAAAATTTAATTCTAGTTGAAAATTTTCTATTGGTTCATAATAAAATGAATCAGATAAATAACTTTTTGCCCATTTAATTTGTGTTTCAAGAGCTTTAAACTTATTTATAAAATTATTATGATTTAATGAAAAAATTAGACGTTGTCTAGTAGTTTCTTTTATTTTTTCATTATCTATTTCATTAATTATTTTTTTTGACATATCTTTATAATAATTATCACCAAATTTTAAAGCTAATTTGGTTATTTCGTCTATAGTTATACTTGGTAGAAGTTTCATTACTTGTGGATGAAAATCTAAAATAAAACTTAAGGTTTTTAGATCCTGATAAATATTTTTAGTAAAATCTAATGGTGCTAGTAGTGGTTCTGGTGGACCTACTTGAAGTTGGTTTATACCAACTAATAATGCATTAATGGATGTAAAAGGATTATTTCTATTATTATCAACATTTAATTGAATAATTGCCGGATATTGCATAAACCTATTAATATCATATAAAACTCTTGCAGCATTAAATATATTATTTAAAATTTTTAATATAGTTGCTTCATCTAGTACTGGTGCTACTGGTGCTAAATTAAAACTCATGTAAACATCTGATTCAAGCAATATTTGTAGCGGTTGTAGCGGTAAAACTAATGCTGGTATCACAATAGGATTTAATATTGCATCCCATCTGTCAATTTCTGTTTCTAATTGTCTTTTTTCATATTTCATTCCCAATAATATATTTATTTTTTTTTCTAATTCATTATGAGTAATTTCATATGCTATAAGTTCTAATATAGTTTTTTTATTTTGAGGATTTACCATATTACGGCGAGCGGTTTCTAAAAAATTAATAACAGAATCAAGTTTTTTAGTTGTTTTTTGCGCATCTTCTTCAATATTTTGTTTTTCTTTCTCTAAACTTATTATTTCTTTTTCATTTTCATCTACATTTATATTAAGATCATCAAGTTTTTGATCAAGATTAATTATTTCTTGATTTAAACTAACTGTTTTCGCAGTTAATGTGCTATTAATTATAGTTAATACATTTATTAATTTAATAAAAAAACTAGCATCATAGATTTTTTCGCTTAATTCATCTGCCACTTCTTTTAATAATTCATCATTTGTCATGGCTATTTGAACCCGTCCAGTTTGTTCATCGAATCTTTGTGTAAGTCCTGCTACGCCATTTAGTTTTTCTAAAAGACGCGCGTTATCTGCTTCTATTTTTGTTCTCCAACTAACTATAATGTTTTGATTAGTAATTGCACTCCCAAATGCATTATCTTCTCCAGATAAATAATTATTTACAACAAAATCATATGCATTTTTATAATTTGTTTTAATAATTTCTTCCATATCAATATCAAATTGACTAGGGTCTTCAAGTATTTTTCGATTTAATATTTGGATTGCAGATTCCACTACTTCTTCTTCCATGATTGCTAATCCTAGCGGATTTCCTTCTTCTTCTATAATAGATGCTTTGCGAGCTATTTCAATAATAGATGCTTTGCGAGCTATTTCAATAATATTTGTTCTCGCAGATTTGATATTATATAAACCATCTTTTTCTTTTGGAAAAAGATTTGTTAACATTCCTTCTCCCATTTGTTTTATTATAAAATTTTCATTATCTTCATTTAATAATGAAATTTCTTCAGTTGTATCTTTTGTATTTGCAGTGGTTACAAATACAGCCGGTAAATGAACACTTGTTTTCGCAATTATTCCATAAACACCTAACCACATCATCATTAGCGCTACATTTTTATCTGTTGATGTTATAAAGTATTTATTGTTATCATCATTCTTCAAATAATCTAACCCATAAACATATGTTATTTCCCAGTAATCTCCAAATGCTTTCCACATTAAAATGCAAGACAAAAATATTTTTTTGTTTAAAGCAGGGTCTGTGCTTTTATATTTATTCATCATATTGTTATAATACATGACAGATAATTTAATAATACGTTCATGACTTGGATCACCTGCATACTGTTGTTGAAATGTATCATGACGTAATTGATTAGTAAATATATTAGGATTTAAAACAAAAATTTTGTCAACCAGTTTTTTTATATTACTAATATTTGTATCTTTTAATTTTAATTCATAGACAGTTGACACTGCTGCTGCTGCTGCTGCTGCTGCTGCTTTACTTATAGTTATGTATATTCCAGAATACTCAGATTGGTCGGGAGTCAAAATTGGCGCAAATTTTGTGATTTTAACTCTATCATTTTCATTTTCTGAATTAGCATATAAATCTAAAAAAGTTTGCATAGAAAGAGCCATTAAACTATTTGGATGATCTTCCGTTACATTTAAAGGACTTAAAGGAATTAAAGGATTTTTAATTGTTTCATTATCTGGAAATGGAGAATTTGGCGGTCTTAGACCTGTATTATTTAATAATTTATTATAAAGAACACTTTCCGAGGTTGTCGACGGATCTGCTAATCCAGGAATATATATATTAGTTATTCTATCCATATAAATCTTCATCAAGGTTTCATTTTCTTTTGATATGGTAATAAAATTAAAATCTATATTATGATCGTTGCCTACAATCATTGGAACAAGTCCAAATAACACTGCCAGTATATCTTTGGATATAGGATTATCAGAATATGCTCTCATTAAATCTAAATCATCTACGCTTAATAATGGTTTTACAGGACTTCCATCAATATTCATTAATACAAAATAACTATACCATTGATTTGTAGCCTCATCCTTGTGTTTATATTTAGCATCTTTAGGATCACTTGGAGCTGATGAAGGACTTCGAAATATGTATTCTTCGTTTCCCAGTTTTGCCAAATCATCTGAGCTAAAAAAGTTTTTTTTATCATTTAAATTATTTGGATTTATATATATATACTTTAAAATTGTCATCTCTGATAACCCTATATCTTGCTTATATCTATAAGCCATAACGGCTTCATATCCTCCCCATTCATGAAAAGCATTTGCTTTATAATTTTGTAACATTTCTTGAATATCAGGTCCAACTCCTGGTAACGATTCAAATGCTTTTCTTAAATTATAATAACTATCGGGAGCGCCTGAAATTGTTTTATTAATTGTATTATATAAGTGATCAAATGCTTCACTTATGGATTCAATAATTGGTTTATCTAACTCAGTGCCAAAATCATGTATAGAGTCAGAATATAATAATATTTGTATAATAACCATTATGATTTTATATCTAAATTGCACGTTAGTAGTATTATTAAATGCTCCAATTAATGCAACCTGTAAATAAGATAAATATGATTTGGAAAAAGGGAACACTTTGCCTCCTTTTTGTCCACCAGCTCTTAATGGATTATCTAATGGATTATCTAATGGATCACCTAGTCTTGGTAATTTACGTGGAGCGCCAATTTCTTTGACCGAGACAGGAGAAGGAGTAAAAGGAAAAGATAATTGACTGGCAACCCCCGTAGGTGAGTTTGGTCCTTCTACTTTAGATAATTTTGAAGGAATGATGCCTAGATCTATCTTTAATGGATATATCTGCTCAGCCGCACTTTCAACTTGTATCGGTTCTATTCCAAATCCCAATGGAAATTCTGGCCATATTCCGGTTTGAACATCATAAATAAAATTAGTATTAAAATCTGGTAAATCTGCATTCTCATACAGAGGTATTTCTTGGGACTCAACAAGTAAAACAATATTTTTATCTTCTGGATTTTCACAATTATATTTCAATAATAAAGGCAATTGTTCGGATTTATTAAAAAGTTCTAATAACTCTTTAAAAACGTTTTGTTTAATATATATTTCGTGTGGATTTTCTAATTTTTTAAAAAAATTAGCCATAAAATCCTTTACTTTTACTTTTACTTCTAGATCGTGGTCAGTAGCATAGTTTAGATTATGTATACCGAATTCTTCCATTATATTAATGGGATCTTGCACCCCAACTTCTGCAATTGTATCAATTAAATTAGTAACAATAAAATAAATAGCAACCTGGATGCCTTTAATGTCTGATGTAGGTATTTTGTCCTCAATTATTAATGAAAATTTTTCTCGCGCAATAAATAAAGCTGTTTGTTCTGCCTCATCTCCTAATATATTTTTATTTTCATCAACTTCTCTTATTTCTTCTTTTAACATCATCGTTTTTTTTGAATAATAATCTTGTAACTTTTCTGTTAACCAATTATATTTAACTGAGGTTCGATCTACAATATCTTGAGGATTACCATTGGCATTGGCATTGTCTCTAATATTAGCCTTTTTTTTATTTAATTCATTTTTTATTGCTTCTACACTTTGTAATACAGGTTCAATACTTTGTAATATAGGTTCAATAACTGGAATATCTACATCTATTCCAGTTGGAATAAATAAATCATCTTCGCTGTAATTTTGATCATTATTATATAATGCAAAATTTTTTAATATTAATTTAAATTTTGATAGTTCGTCCATTTGATCTGAGCGTGTAATGATTAAAACGCATTGCATAAGAATATATTGATTTTTTGTATCATTACATATGATGTTAACTAGCGATGATATTTTATCAAAAGAATATATAGATTTATGTAAATTAGAAGTTGCCTGAAATTTTTTTATCAACACATTTAAAGTATCAAAATTAGCATCATTATAAGTATTTAATAAATCTAAATACTTCATTTTACTTAAAAGTTCGTTTAAAAAGGATTGTAAATTTATTAATATTTCTTCTTTTTCTTCTTGATTAATGTCAAACTCTGTAGTGATTAAACGAAGTTTAAAAGACTTTAATTCAGGTATAAAACTAGTGAAAATTCCGATTTCATCAATTTTATTAATTATTTTTTCTAATAATATTAATATATTTGGTAAGACGTCTATATTTTTTCCTGATATATACACAATATTTTCCTGTATATCATCTATATCATCTATATCATCAGGCAATAATATGACAGATTTAGCTTCTTCGATATTTTTTTTCATTTGTTTACGTAGACTTGGTTCTACATCTACTTCTACTTCATCTACTTGTTTTTTTATAATATTAATATTATCTTGAATAACGCCAGTTAAATCAACTTCATCATCAAATTTTATTTGAACTTGTTCATTGTCACGAATTTTTACTACATCTTTAATATTTAATTCTCCTATAGGTAAACCCTCTCCTACATTGTTGTAATAAAATATACCTCGTTTTTTATCGTAACATATATTTTTTCCATCAATTTCTATACTATTAGGAGTTAAATTAGGATTATCGTTCCAGTTCAGAGCTGCAGCTAACATTATTTCTCTATTAATTTCATTAATTTCATCTTGTAATAATCTTACATATTCTTCTCTTGATTCTAATTGTTCTTTTAATTGTTCAATGTCTAATGGATTTAAATTTGCAATGTCTAATGGATTATTCAAATATGCATAAAATGTTTCAATTTCTGTTTTCAATTTTTCAACAAAAGCAGTAACAACTTCTACACTAACAACTCCTCTTTTTAAATTATAAAATCCATTATTTCCGTCATCGTAATATAAAGTAAATGGTATATATGATAGTAATTTTATAGGAGCATATTGACCTTCTTGTTGATATTCATGAGTATCTTGTTTATAAACAAATTTTAATGAAGATTCGGACATTCCAGAATTCTGGTTATCTAAAATAATATTACCATCATTAAACTTATAATACCTAGGCGAATACCTCACTTCAAGATGTTCCATTATATTAATATATAAATATACTATATTTATATATTAATTTCTTAATTTCTTAATTTCTTAAAAATAATATTTCTGTATCAAACTTCATCAGATATTTACATCTTTATCCAGCTCTCAGGAAAAAGATCCTTTAAATCATGACTTTGCTGCAACTTTGGTCCAAACCAGGTTAAAGGGCAGACCACTATTTTTTCACGGTTAGTATTCAAATAGGCACCCCACCAGCTAAAAGTGCTGTTCGCTATAATATTATGCTTACACAAGCTCATCAAAATGAGCTGTTCCCAATCTTCTAGTCCGGGATCGGCTCTTAAAAAGGTTAAATCAGGAAATTCCGCTTTTATATTTTGAATCATGATATCCACTTCTTCTAAATCTGGATCTTCGCAAAAATACAAAACAATTGTTTCTGCGTTTTTTTCTAAAATACGAGCTAATGCCGCTTTATAATATTCCGCGTTTAGAATCACATAATGATTAGGCAGCCTTTTATAATCGCCTAGCCTAAAGTGCATTGAAATTGGCTTATCTTCATTGACCAGTTTCAAATATTTGTTAGTTAGATTAACCTTTAAGGTATCAATTTTTAAAAGTCTATTTATTGTTTGAAAAAAGATGTCAAAATATTTATAACTTTGAAAGTAACCGGACAATATTCTAATCTTATCTTGGTTGTTTATTGATAATGGGTTATAAGTAAACCCCTTTTCCCTTATTATTACTAAATTGCCTTTATCGATTAATTCCGGATCCAATAAAAAAAGCCTCAAACTTGATAAAAAGGTATCCCAATAAGTATGCCGATCTGTAACCGAACCTTTTAATTCTCTTATAGGTGAAAAAAAGAATCTAGAATTTGTTAGCTCTGCATGAGCAATGGTCGTGTAAATTTGAAACAATTGGTTGCCGAGACCGCCTTGTAAATTGCAACTTAACATTCGGTTATCCTTAAATAGAACATTATTATTTATATTTAAGTTGTTATTTGTCTAATATATTATTTGGCGATTCGGTTTGTCTGAATTAGGAACTCGATATAGACAAGCACCGCGTTTACAAGTCGACTTGAAAATGCCTTTTTGTATTCCCATATTTTGGAGTGTTTTTCATTTGAAAGATATTTTATACCGTCGTCTGCTGATTTATACGCAAACCAAACCGCTGTAGGCGACGCTTGATGAAGCCCAAATGTAATCGTTTCAATTACGATGCTCTCCATCCAGTTTTTCAATTTAGAAAATGGATTGTCCGATACTCCATTTAACACGACAGGTTCAAATCCAATAATGGAACATTTCGTTTTACACAAAATATGAATATGATTATATTTGGGACCGTAACTCGCGTCTTCAATCCTGATTTGAAGCCATTCTCGGTGGAGCAATCGCAAAACGACCGGACTTCTCTTAAAATTGTCGATAAAGTTTATTATTGCATTGGCGGTTTCATGACCCTTAACCATTGCCATAGTCGATCGATGCTCTAAATTATGCGTATCCGTATTATTCAAACTTGGAAATATTGCGACAATATCGTCTACCACGCCTGTTAACGAGCGTATAGCGGCATCGCGAACAGACATAAACTCTTTTAGCTCACACAATTCTTCTCGTAATTGGGCGATTTCTTGATCTTTTTCTAACATAATTTGGTCTGATACTTCAAAATAAAACTCGGGAACATGAACAGGAGTTGGACCGACACTTGGATTATTATTGCTATCGTTATTGCTATCGTTATTCATTTTTAAAGATTGTATAATATTGTATTAGTAATTGAAATATATATGTTGCAAAATATTTCAATTTTTTTGTTAGTTTATAAGGTAGTTTAAGGTAGAATTTCAATATACTTATTTCTTAACTCTAAATGCATATTCAAGTCTTTCATCGGGTGAAATAAATGTGTTGTCAATCGCGCCAAATCTTCCTCTAAAAATACATCTCTGTATGTTATTGTTTCCAATTCAGTTGGCTGCGCATAGGATAAAGAAAAATGACTTGTAATTGTCGGAAATAGCGCTTCTAAAAAGAACAGAGTTTTATATGTTGCTGCATACCATCTGATGCACTGTAGCAATGTATTAGATAATCTTGCTACACACATCATCCCGGCAAACCATGGTTTCGAAATTTGTATATCTATGATTGACCAAAGCCACTCTTTATTAGTCGATTTATTTGTATTAACATTGTTTTTGTCAAAATCGCAATTGGCAATTAGATCTGCACTTGGCTCAAGAAGATCCAAATCGATTAACACTTGTTCCTTTAAAAAAAACACATCGTCTTCAATAAACCACACATGATCGTATTTTAAAGGTATTATAACAGAGAAAAATAGCAGTGCTTTGTCCCAACCACTGATAAGTTTTTTAACTCCTATATAGTTGACATTTTGAAATCCTTTATCTTTACAATGTTCATCTTTAAGTTGGATAAAATTTAGCTGTTTATATTTTTCTGCTTTTGCCAGTGAGGTTAAGTCTTTATCGGAATCGATGATGATATAAATATCGTAACTAAAAAAGGTCAATAAAAAGTCTAAATAAATTTCATCTGGTTCTTTCACTATTAGCGCAATTGCCTTTTTCATTTATTATATTTGTAGAAATTTCTTTAAGAAATTTTCCTTCATATAGGATTTAAAATTGAAATATTTTTTAAATGTATATAAATACTTATAAATCATTATTCCAAAACTAACAAACTATAAATATGTCACAACAACAACAACAACAACAACAAAATAAAAATAAAAATGAAAAAGAAGAGGACGAAATTATTCAAGAACATCTTTTACTTGTTAGGATTGACGGTCTGCCTAAAGAAATTCAAAGCATGGTCTCTGCCTTTTCGCCGGTTGTCCGAAAACTAAAGATACAGATTAAAGCCGAGTTCTTCGAAGGATGGTTAAACGAAAACAGAGATCGGATTATGGGGCTTATCGATGGATGGTCAAAGCAGCAAATCAGCGCCGTTCTTAACAGCATCGTTCGATTCAAAAATATCGGATCCAATAATTATTTTATAGGAATTACCTCATATAGGCAGTGGCCTCTGGAATACATGTCCAAAATAATTAAATCTTACATTAATCAGCGAACTTGGACTTTGCCAACAGTTGACGAATGCCCGCCTATTCGCATCTGGGGCGCCTGCAAAGCGATCGAGGAATGTGATGCCAGAATGAAAGCCAGAGCATTGAATTTGACTAGAATTTGACTAAATATAATATTGTAATATAGCCTTTAAGTCAAAATGTAGTAAATATATATATAATTTATTAAATATAATGCCGCCTTTTTTGTTTTATTAAAAATCCTCATTTAATTCAAACGCAATATCCACATTACTTTTATTTGCCAGAGCATACTCGCCCAGACGTTTCTCAAAGAAATTACATTTGGATTCTAGACTAATTGCTTCCATAAAATCACATGGATTGGTAACATTGTATATTTTATCATACCCTAATTGCACACAAAGTCGATCCGCTACAAACTGAATATATTGCGTCATCATCGGACTATTCATGCCAATTAGACGGCACGGTAATGCCTCACAAATAAACTCCGTTTCTATTACTATAGCCTCCTTGATTAGCTCATGGATTTTCGCCTTGCTTAACTTCTTGACCAGTTTGCTGTAAAGCAGCACCGCAAATTCACAATGTAGCGCCTCGTCTCGCGAAATTAGCTCGTTCGAAAAGGTTAGACCCGGCATCAGACCTCGCTTTTTTAACCAAAATATACTGCAAAATGCGCCGCTAAAAAAGATACCCTCTACGCATGCAAATGCAACCAATCGACAAGCAAAACTACTGCGATTATCATGTATCCATTTTTGCGCCCAGTCTGACTTCTTTTTGATGCATGGAAAATTATTTATCGCATTGAATAGCCTTTCCTTTTCCAATGTATCTTTAATATAGGTCTCGATTAGCAAACTATATGTATGACTATGGATATTTTCCATCGCGATCTGAAACCCGTAAAATGCACGAGCCTCCGACACCTGTATTTCGCTCATAAATCGCTGTGCCAAATTCTCCAAAACGATACCATCCGATGCCGCAAAAAATGCTAAAATCATGGAAATATAATAGCGTTCATCGGGACTGAGAGCATCCCAGTGTGCCAAATCTTTTGTTAGATCAATTTCTTCTGGTCGCCAAAAACAATCTACTTGTTTTTTATACATTTGCCATATATCATCGTAACGAATTGGAAACATTACAAAGCGATTATCGTCAGGCATAAGTAAAGGCTCAGTAATATTTTTGGACATCCTAAATAATATATATCAAAGATTTTAATATTTTTTAATATAATATATTAAAATGAAATATAAAATTATAATGTAATTATAAAATAAGAATAATGGTTTTTGATAAGCACAATAAAGCGACAAAAACAAAGATTGGTGTAGCTGATCGAGATCTTAAACTTATGCAATTAGAAGAAGAAATTAAAAAGAAAAAAGAATTTCTTCTAGAAAAGAAGAAAGAACTAGAAAAAAAGGAAGGATTAAATCAATATTTAGAACTAGTCAAAAAGGAGTATTTTGATTTTTACGAAGAAGAAGTTAATAAAAAGAAGATGGAATTGCAAGCTATGACTATTTTGAATGATTATATTCATTTTTTAGAAGACGAAAAACATTTAGTTAATAATCAAACGATAACTGTAAAACATGATAAAAAAGAAATTTTACATGAAATAAACAAAATTAAGAAGGAGCTACAGAAAGTTACAAAGTCATAAATTCACAAAGTCATCAATTTACAAAGTCATAAATTTACAATTAATAATTAATATAATAATATTATAACATGAACACACTAAAAAATATGTTTGGAGGCTGGATGTATGATGACTCAAAAACAAAAATGGATTTAATAATAAGTTCTAATTCAAAGTCCAGGTCAAAGTCTAATTCAAAGTCAAAGTCTAATTCAAAGTCTAATTCAAAGTCAAGGTCCAGTTCTAATTCAAAGTCAAGGTCCAGATCTCCTTCTTCTTATACAGCTTCTAAAAAAAAACCAAAAAGTAAAGCTATAAATAAAGGCGCAAATAAAGGCACAAATAAAGGCGCAAATAAAGGCGCAAATGGAAAGAACAATAAAACTATGAAATCTAAATATTAAGCCATTATTTTAAATTAGATAACATGCATTTTAACCCTGGCAAAGTAAAGCAATGATTTGGCCATTTACCTGTTAGCTGTCTAGTAGAAAGAGACGCAGGACAACTTCTGCATTTAATTATATGGTTTCTGGCAATGAAAACTTTTTTCCATTTTCGCTGAATAATTTTAATCCACATAGTCTTAATTATTGCAATATGTTCGCCTGTAGGCAAATTAATACATTCCGCGATCTCCGGTTTAATATAATTAGGCTGACTAATTATGTTATGATAATTTCTAAGAAGTTTATGTGGGTTTCGTCTAATTGGCACGAAAAACTCTTCCATATAAAATTTAGTGTTCTGTTTTTGTATTTGATACAAGTGTGTTACACAAGCTTCGCCTTCGTCTTCCGAGTCGCTTGAATTTTCTCGATCCGTGTCATATTCATTACATTCTTCCAAATCATCTAGTATGATACCTGTTAGACCATCAAAGCGATCAATTAAAAGATAATGTCCTTCAATTGTTGGGCAACTACTTCTTGTTTTTCCATGAATCGGCGTATAATGTAATTCACATAACACTAAATTAAATCTCGATCTCGATCTTTCAAATAAATTCATTCCTAATATAATTAACAAGTATTAATTACTATTTAATTCAATTTTTTTTAAATATAATATATATAATGAACATTGCAAATGAAGCCTCTAAATTATTAACTAACAAGTATTTTTTATATTTCATTGTATTTTTAGCAGCAAGCAATGTATTAGGATACCTTGTCGCAAATAAGGTAAACGCTGTTATCTTTTTTGCATTGATCGCCTTTTTGGTCTCTAACTTTAGTAAAAACATGACTGTTATTTTGTTAGTTGCTATTATTGCAACTAATCTATTAATGGCTAATAAGTCAATGCGAGAAGGTCTCGATAACATGAATATGACAGATGAAGAAAAGGCTACTATGCAAGAAAATGCGGCTGCAAAAAAATCAACCGTTACTTTAACGGATGAACAGCAAGCAAAAAAAGATTCAATTAATACCGATAATCTGTCTGATGTTGATCCTGAATTAGGATCCGGATTAAATGCATTAAAATCTTCTGGTAACACCACGGATGCTAAGGCGGCATTGCAACAAAAGAAAATGATGCAAATGCAATCAAAAAAGGCCAGTATGGAAGAAGCTGATCCAGAATATGATGCCGACGCAAACATAGAAATTCAACCCGATCCTAATAACCGTCCCAAATTCGGAAGTGCTAAACCCCCCACTGAAACCGAGACCTTTAAGCCTATTAAATCAAGAAAATCCGCATTTCACAATCCAAAGGGCGGCTCCTCGTTAAACAACGCGGCTCCAGTTAATGGCGGTGCTCGTATTGATTACGCAACTACTTTAGAAGACGCATATACTAATTTAGAAGGCATGTTAGGAAACGACGGTATAACTAAACTAACAGATGATACCGCAAGATTAATGAATCAGCAACAAAAATTATTCAAGACCATGGAAAATATGATACCGATGGTTACATCTGCAAAAGATATGATAGATTCACTTGATATGAATAAATTAGGAGGAATGGCTGATATGCTAAAAGGTCCTAATAAATAAATACATAAATCTACCTATTTTATTTATTATATTATTGAATACTAAATAATATAACAATATATTAATGAAGAAGTGTCCTCCAGGTGTTATCTGTATTGAAAATTTTACCATATTCTTTTTTATAATTTTGTTAGTTGGCGCAGCTTATTTCTTTTCTAGAAATCAAGGATCACAAGATCTTAAACAAAATATAAATATTTACGATAATGATAATGAACGATCTTTTGGATCTTTACCCGGTTACTCTTATAGCTACCCTTATAATAATTTACCTGCAAACGATGTTATATTGAATCCATATGCGGCACCCCTAAGAGATGAGCGTTATTTCGTTCCTGCATCCAGAAATGCCGTCGTGCCAATAAATATATCGACTACGGCAGTAGATACAGCATATAGGCAAATCGGTATTTTGACACCTCTTAATGGATCAAGTAAAGATAATATATTGCCTTTGATGGGTCGTCCGCTTTTTACTCGACGTAGCTTATGGCAATACTACACTATATCTAATCAACATAATAATATTAAACTTCCTGTTTCAGTCAAAGGCAAATCAGGGTTAAATGATAATGGAGTAGATGAAATATATTCCGACGATACAGTTTATGTAGAAGGCTATAATGAAGCATTTAAAGTGACAAAATATGAAAATGATACAATCAAGTATTTGCCCTTTTTGTAAGCGACATTAGAAGCGACATTAGAAGCGACATTAGAAGCGACATTAGAAGCGACAATAAGGAACGACAAGGAGCGACATTAGAAGCGATAACTAAATACTCAAATTCTTTATGGTATTATGTCTTAAGTTGAATTGTTTATTATGATTTTTTATTGAATTGGTATGCAATAGTTTTTTTTTACCGTTATTTGTCGGTTTAAACTTTTTTCTAGTCTGATTATTGGTTTTAAAAGCCTTATATAGTCGAGCTTTAGTCATATTCATTTCCTTTTGCATTATATCTTATTAAATGTTTGGTAAAGCAATTTTTTAAAATAACGCATTCATTTCATTTTATTTTAAATATATATTATAAATGAGTTGTCCAAATGCTACCGCACCTATAGATATTGG